GAAGTACGATGTTTACATCCATCTTCATACGCATCTGGAAGAAATACAGTTCCGAGTTTGCCTGAAGGCGTTCAACCTTAACAGACTCTTGGTCAGTCGCATAGTCAACACCCATCCAAAGGTTTGAGTCCATACCAGAGCTGAACTTACCAAGGAAGATGGTGTGTTCGGGCATACCGTTGATGACTACGATTGGCTTGCCTTTGAAACGACGCTTGTTAACGTCGGCATTCTCGACATACTTCACTTCTTTCTTGGTCAGATACTCATCGTAAAGATCCCAAAGATCCCAACCCATCACGAACTTGAGATTCGAGTGTTTGCGAAGTTTCTTGGGAGTTGCTTTCCACATAGTGTAAAGAGCAGTCTCAACTTGAGCACCTGTAGTCAGTTCCGTATTACCAGCAAGAATTACCTGACCGCCAGCCAACTCGTTCTTGTCCGTTGTATTCAAGTTGTCGATTACACGAGCAAGAGCGCCATCGAAATACTTCATGCGGCCAGCTGCGGTTTTGCCACCAAGAACTGTAGCGCCGGTAGGACATTCGATATTGGCATCTACGCCGCCTTTACGGGCACACCAGATGGAGTCGCCGATGTACTGGTCTTTCTTGTCGATAAGCAGATGAAGCATTTTGGACTGTACCTTGGGATCAAGGTCGCGGAACAATAGCTGACCGTCTGGCTGGAAGGGTTTCCAGTATTCTTCAAAATCACGAGGATTGAATTCAAGATAAACCATAAGGTCCTGTGGATCGAGATAACGTTCCGAGAAGGTGTACTGGTTAAAGCCATCATCTGTAGCCGTGCCATCGCTCGATGTAGGAGTAGGTTTATTGTCCTGAATAATTTCACCGAGTTCGATGTGGGGAAGCACATAACGCTTCTGAACACCGGGCTTAATGTGAATTAGCCCCTCGGCGAAAGTATCATTACCTTGTGCGGTATAGACCAAAAGGTCTTCCAACACATCACCGGAATAGGTGTTGCCGGCGTAATTGATATTGCTTGCCATTATATTGTGTCAATATGGATTAGCTAAAGGATTTCAACTTAAAGTCTTCACCCACAACTGCTTTGACCTTTTCGTCAAGCTGCTCCTGTGTGGTTTTCATAGACTTCTCAGCCGCATCTACATTGGCTGGATCATTTGCAATTTCCTGAGTCACTTTGTCACGAGGTGCAAGACCGGCCAAAGTTTTCTCAACGAGAGGAAGATTGGCTTCTGCCATACTGATCCATTCGGCCTTATCTTCAGCCTGAATCTTACCAGCTGTCACAGCTGCCTCAACAATGTTCTGAATGTGTTCAGCTTTCGCAGCTGCTTCAGCATCCTGATACGTTTTCAACTTGTCTTTGACTTCTGCAAGCTCATCGGAAAGGTTCTTAGCCTCAGCTTCCTTACCCTTAAACTGAATCTTCAATTCGTCGAGTTCTGCCTTTGCGCTTGCAAGGTCATCCTGAGCGGTTTTCAGCTCGGCCTTAACAGTAGTTAGAGCAGCTTCAGCTTTTGTTAATTCAGTAATACGAGGTGCTACGGATGCCATCGGGGTGTCCTTTGCCAAACCAAGCTGGGCACAAACTGTGTCAAAAGCCAGTTCTTTTTCGTTCATTACTTGTTGTGTTTGATTAGTTTGCTTATTTTGTTCAAGAATAGCGAGTGTTTTCTCGATAAGTTTGTTTTCTGTCTCATCAGTGACCATCGCGGCCATAATGTCTCGAATCGAGGTTACACCCTGCACACCTTCAATTTTGCTTTTTATATCGGCTCGAACTTGTTCTGATGTGCGAATCACATTCTTACTTGGCAGTATTCCCGCTTCAACAGCGTCTTTAGCCGACAAATAAGTTCCGTCAGCGTTGCCTTCGCCGTCCATAATTTCACGGACTTTAGATTTCTTTAAGCCGAACCGTTTTTGATAGATTGTTTCCAACTGACCACGGAAAGCCTTCAGCATATTCTTAGTAGTCTCATCTTGAGGGTCTTCGGTATTCACAAAAGGGTTGTGAATCATCAAGATGGAATAATCGTGCATATAGAGCTTAGTGCCAGCTGCCCAAATTACGCTGCCCATTGAAGCAGCTATACCTTCAATGATACAGTGGGTTTCAATAGGACAGGACTGAATGACTGAGAATGTGCTCATACCAGAAACTACTGAGCCGCCTTCAGAATTGATTAGGATCAATATCTTCGAGGGCTTAACGTAATTCTGGAGCCACAAAAACTCATCATTGAATCGAGCCGTTGTTTCCGATGTAACTGGACCGTAGAAACGAATGACCGCCGGTTTATTCTCGGTAGCCTCTCCAACAATGTATTTGTATTCGTCCTCGTTCATTTGCTATTTTCTGAAGAATAGCAAGTGTGAAAAACAAAGGTTGTTAAGGCTATTCCGTATATCCGGCTATATCTTCAAATTTGGGGTCTGAGTGGTTATCGTGTTTATCCATATTATTTTCAGGCAATTGGTCTGAGTGGTTGGTGAATGGAGGAATAACCAGAGTGCGCTCAACGTAGTTCCGATACCGATATGAAGTATAGCTTCTAAACCATACTTCATACGTTATCCAATACTGTTGAAGACCATCATCGAAATTTTCAACTTGGTCAAAATAAGTCAATTGACATCTTTCAGTCAATGGGGCGAACTTCGACTTATTGGCTTCGATGGCATTGTGAACACGCTGAAAAACCTCATACCCTTCAGTCTGATATTCATCATCTCCGATATTCAAGCGATTAAGGACAAAACATATTCGCAAATCGGCTCTCCCTTCTCCTATACGGGATGTCTGTACAAGCCATCTCATATTGATAAGATGAATAAATGCTGCCGGAAAAGCAAGCGCATATTCCAGATTATGCTTATCATTCTTAATACGAGTTAATTGACCTTGATTCATTTTTATAGTCCGAAATAAAGGCGGACTGTCAGGATTATTAGGGTCAACCCGTAAATCTTTCAAGATGCTTTCAATTGCCCGATAAATTTCAGACAATGGATTGGCTTCATACAGTTCTTCTTCAGTTTGAATTTGTCCCGAAGAAGGAGATGTAATTTCAACTTTTTTATCTGGAATCGTTGGCTTTTTATCAACAATCATATTGGTAATCCGTCAAATATATGAATACTTAACTTTTTCAATTCACTTTCCAAAACTGTCGAATGACCGATGAATTGACGCTCCTTTTTAGGACCTCTCAATGGTTTATTGGTCAGAGAATTAAGATTGTTATGTACAGCAGCATAGCAAAATCCCCTATGTCGTTGAATGAGTGAATTAAAATCATCTGGGTCTGTATGAATCGTCACTTGATGATTCTTTACGCTTTTAACTTTAATCGAATCACGCAAAGTCCCCAACTCAGCCATCAGATAACCATCACGAGAATAACCGCCTTGCCATCGAGCCCACGGCTTACTGTTCGCAGTATTCATCCGTTCTTTTACAAACGAGCCCTGAAAAACATCTACAGCAGCTTTGCCAGCCTTAACTTCAAAGTTGTGAACATTCACTTGAAATTTATGGACTGCACCAACCCATTGAGCTGCCATTTGCGCTGGTGTTATTTTAGTTACCGGCATTGTAATACTTATCTTTAATTCGTTGAGAAATAGCTTGGAGTGTGCCGTTATGCTCTGACTGAATCTGAAAGTATGGGTGCTCGTCGGAGAATATTCTTCCGCCAAATGCTACACTTTCTTTGAATGTAGGGTTAAACCAATCAGGCATTTCCAACTTCTTTTTCGCAGCCGCCTGTACACTGTCAGAAACTGTGTCTTCAACCAAATAACAACGGCACATGTGTTCAATCGGAGGTACCAACCACGCAGGGAAGCTGGATTTTGGAGCTGAAACCCCTTCATATTGAAGATGCCAAGGTCGTACACGCTCATCACCTTGCGTCATATAAGTAAGGATAGTGGTTGGCTTAACCGCCGCTAATCCGGCAGCAATAATCATTGCATATTCAGCATCCTTATTTTCAACATAGGCATAGCGTTTATTATATCTATCGAATATTGCCAAAACATCATCTTCCAGCCCCTCATGCTCCTCTTCATCTTCGTCAATGTCAGGAAGTTCAGAAAGCATTTGGTATTCTTCCGCTACTGCAAAATCAATAAGATTTTCAACGGCAGCCACTACAATATCGCGTCTTGCAGCATCAAGCTCTGATAGCCCATCAGTATTTCTAAGAAGCTCCAATGCTTCTTCTAAAGTTATGCTGAAGCCATCAAAAGCATGGCCAATAAGATGGCTTGCTCGCATAGCCATGAGTTCTTCGATAACTTCCAGCCGACCATCTTCATCTGCATGAGTCCCCACAAAACGCTCGAAAATAGCCAATAACGCAAGGTATTCTTTTTCATCTCTTTCTTTATTATCTTCGGGCAACCTATTAGCTTGTACATCGGAGAGTAAAGCGGTACCCTTTACTTTCTCTCCTTTAGAAAATTTACCGCGCCGCGATGTCTGCCATAACGCCGATAATATTCATCGTCTGACATTCTATAGGTTCCATCCGAACCTTCACTTCCAACCGAAACGCCTCCCACGCCTCCAGTCTGAAGATTTATTTGCTTGCCTACAGCTACACCAAAAGTCTTTTCAATTTCTTCAGGTGGTACTTCAAAACGGTCAGACAAAGCAGAAAAGAGCTCGATTTGCTCTTTATTGGACATTTCAAGTCGATTAGAATACTTGAATTCCAACCCCGGCTTGATATAACCAATTGCGACTAATCGTGGAATAATTTCCTCATTCATCACATTCTCAATATATTCGCGATAAACCGCGATACGGTCGCGGAATATATCTTGATGCGCTCGTGTTGCACCCACATAAGACTGAGTAGCACCAGCCATAGATTCAGAACCAAGAATCAGATTGGAAACTTCAGCATTAACACGCTCAATCAAACCAGTGAAAACCTTTTCAGAGTTCGACATTGTGAATGTCTTAATATCCACTTCATCATTCAGACCAGTTACCACCACCTTATTTTGAGCAGCACTGGCGATCTCATTGGCTAATCGTTGACGGTCTTGAATGCTCTCACCTTCAGTTTTACCGTGAATAATGGGCTGTCCGTATGTATGAGAAAAATTCACATAATTGGCCATCGTGAATTTCTTAGCTAAAATCAACGGAGTGGTTGATGAAAACAAGCCCAATGTGCCTGAATTGATAAGAACATAAAGCTGGGCATATTTCTTATCCTCAAAATCCCAGCCCGGTAGCCAAATACCTTGACGGCGAACTATACGTTTTTGATCTGGAAGTATATTTCGTCGTTCAATAATGTTCACTTCATTCAAGCGACCGGTGCGAGGATTGATGTCCGAACAGATTTCAATGCCCGTGTAACCGTATAATTTTGCTTCAACAATTCCACGAATGATTTTAGTAAACTGTGTGCCTTGAATTTTTCGAGTTTCCTCTATATCTTTTTCCCAACGGCCTTTTTCGTTTTGCTTCGCCAGCATATAACGCTCGCCTACAATCTGAGATTCCAAAGTTTCAAGCACACCAGATAAGTGTGCGTCCTGTTGAACACACGCTTCATAAAGGTCAATAAGTTTACTGCGATCATCAAGCACTGTTCCATTGATAACTTGGTTTTGAACGGACTTGAATCTGCAATAACGCTCAATCTCCCTCACATATTCTTGAATTGTCTTCTTACTGGTGCGAAATATACTCTCCAGTAGATTGACATCGAATTGTTCTTTATCGGTCGTTGTAGCCATTGATATTCGTTTTCAGAAGAATAGCCGCGAAAGAAGATTTCTGTTTTTCAACAACTCTCAAAAAGCCCTCCAAAAGCAAACAAATGTTAATATATCAATTTTCAAGTCAATATTCAAAACACATAACTACAACAATTTAACAATTTATTAAATGTTAAATATACGATTTTACTTGGCTATGTCAGATAACTATGCTAACTTTGCTCTCGATAACAATATTGTATAACCTCAAATACCCACCACAATGAACCAAGGATTTGACTATTTCCGAATCAAGATGACGTGGACCGCAGAGCAAGAAGACGGCTCACTTGCCAAGGTGAAGACTGAAGATTTGGTGTATGCTTCCAGCTACACTGAAGCAGAAAAAATCGCGTATGCGCTGATTGAAGACCAGCAGCGTGATAAGAATGGCGATGTCGCTATTGAGATTCTCAAAACAAAAATTTCTGAGATGCTGTTCAACGACAATCTCCAACACGACTCAGACCTCATCGGAGGACTGGTTTACAACTACCTCGATCCAGACGCTGATGAAAACATCGGTATCTACGCAGTAAAAGTAATGCTTGTCACGCTTGACGAAAGAACCGCAAAAGAAAAGCGTACCTACGAAACAATCTACACTCCGGCCAGCTCAAACACCGATGCCGCTGACAGAATCCGCAAGCATCTGAAAATGTCAGACTTCGTAATCCGCGACATCAAATTTGACAAAGCTGAATCTATTCTCTGGCCCACTGAAGTATTCCAATCAAAATCTAACGCTGCCTAATGCAGAAAACGCCCACTGGAAGGCGAATAGAAAACATCACTTGCACCGAGCAAGCCTTTCCAGAATTTCCCCAACTGCTCATCGGGGAGGCAACTGATAAAAGCATCAAGTATTTTGATGCTACCGCATATCTAAACAACTCCGGCCTGTCTCTGTATTCCGCAGAAGACTTTTTGAAAAACTACTTTCATCCAATAAGCGCACTTGTCACAGCGTATGAGCTTGACAAGAACCGGGTGTGCGTCCAAAATCTTGAAGGCCATCTCTTAATTGACAGTAGCTTAATCTACTTGTTTATCTCCTATACTAATCCAGACTTCTTGGCTTACCTCAACGACCGTATTGACGAGTGTATGACTCGCGGTTTTTGCGTGTCTGACGCTTATCTCTATAGAGCTGCCAAGGACCGGTTAACGCCAGAGGTCTTCTTAACAGGAGATAATGGCACCCGGACAGACTAAAGAAGCAAGACGAATTCTCGTATTCAACCCACTCAAAAAATTTGTTAGCGTATTCTCGTCTCAATTACAAGCTGCCAGAATTCTGGGAGTAAAGACCCCGACAATAAAAGCTGCTTGCGATGGAACGGCGATTTCTACATGTAACCTCTATCTTCGATGGTGGAATCCAGAAATTGAGATTGACGTCGATAAAGAGTTAGGAGTATTGACCCTCAAAGAATACGACCAACTATGTGGTGTACAGCGCAAAGTGTATAAAAACAAGCGCATGAACCGCGAGAATTGGACATACAATATGAAAGCTACCCCCGAAAAACTTAAAAGACTCAAAAGAAAAGATGAAAGTACAGATAATTAACAACTCCAAACACGAACTTCCAGCTTACGCCACCAATGGCTCTGCTGGTATGGACCTCAGAGCCAACATCGAAGAACCAATCACTCTTCAGCCAATGCAACGAGTGTTGGTACCTACCGGCATCAAAATCGCCCTTCCAATCGGATATGAAGTTCAAGTGCGCCCAAGGAGCGGCATGGCTCTCAAACACGGCGTCACTTGTGCCAACACCCCCGGCACAGTAGATGCAGACTATCGCGGTGATGTGGGGGTTATCCTGATCAACCTCAGCGATAAACCATTTACCATCAACGATGGAGATCGCATCGCCCAAATGGTAGTAAACAAATATGAACGGATTGAATGGGAACCGGTCACAGAACTGTCTGAGACAGAGCGTGGCGAAGGTGGATTTGGTCATACTGGCATAAAGTAAATCATAATCACAAAAACAAAGAGGAGGGCTCTTTGAGCTCTCCCCTGATTCCAATTTTATGAATACCTTATTGACCAAAGAGCTATCTATTGGTTCTAAGCCAGTTAAAGTTCTCGTTGAGAACAGCTCTACCATTTGGATATGCGTTCACGACCTTTGCCGTGTAATGGGCAGACCACAGTTCATGTGCAACAATCCAGTATTTACGATGTGCCCCTCAGCACAACGCATCAAATTCAAAAAGGATAAGGATGCTATGTGGGGGATTCATAAATCTGACGTTGCCAAATACTTCTACCTGATTCGTAAAGAGAATCAGTACACTGAACGAATGTATAAGAATGTCGTTGCATGGGCTGAATCTCTCACACCTGAAATCATCATAAACGCGCCGGGCGTTAGTCATAAAGTGATTTCACAGAAAACCTCTTCTAACGCTACTCAGGAAATCGCAGTGTATCAATATAACGGAATGAACATCTCATTCCGAAACGGGACAAATATGATGGTTAATGCCACACAAATGGCAAAAGCCTTTGACAAACGTCCCGGAGATTGGCTGAGATTACCTTCTACTAAGGATTTTATCAGCACACTGTCCACTGTGAGAAAATTACACAGTGAAGATTTAGTGTCAACCATTAACGGCGGCACCACTGAGGGCGGCAAAGGCACATGGCTCCACGAAGATGTGGCGATAGAATTTGCTCGCTGGCTTTCTCCGGCATTTGCCATCTGGTGCAACGACCGAATCAAAGAACTGCTTGCGCACGGAATTACCGCGATGCCAGACACGATTGAGCAAATAATCGCGGATCCGACTTTCGCTATCAAAACCCTTCAAGCTCTTCAAGAAGAGCGTAAAGCAAAAGAACTGGCAATTCAAGAACGCAATGATGCTCGTACACAAGTCATGCTTCAAAAACCTAAAGCGGACTACTATGATGCTGTCATCGAATCACGCGCAATCTATACTACCTTGCAGATTGCCGGTGAGCTCGGCATGTGCTACCGTACACTTCGCACTAAACTATTCAAACTCGGCGTAGTTACAACCCCAACCGGTCCTATGTATGCTGCTGAAGACTATGCTCATTGGGGCGAAATGATTGTAACGCCGGGACCAAAGCATTGCAGTTTCCTTCGTTGGAACAAGCAAGGTCGTGAGGGCATCTTCGCACTCATCAATCCAGAACTCCCTGTATAGCAACTTTCCTGTCGCCAAAATATTAAGAATTGGCGACAGGAATAATCATGTAAATAATGAATAATCAAGAACATATAAACAGCTTATTGGGGTTACTTACTGAGTACAACCGTATGTACCGTTTGGGTAAACCAATCATATCAGACGCTGAATACGATAAATTGGTTGTAGAACTACGCTCACTTGATCCAGAAAATGATTGGTTCAAAACAATAGAACCAGCACCAATCTCACAATCACGAAAGCGAAGACTGCCAATTCCCATGAAGTCTCTCAACAAAGTCAAAAGCGTTGATGAAATACAGCAATGGCTCAATTCTTTGGCAATTCCATCTACAGCACCCGTAGTCATAACTCCAAAATTCGATGGAGTATCATGGCTCCATTGTGAAGAAGATGGCCGCACCTATTCCAGAGGCGGCTCAGAAAATGAAGGGCAACTTTGCACTGCCCATTATCTCAAAGGAGATTTTGGCAACAAAGAACAGTGGAACCAATTTTTCCCACCAAACCATACTTTCGGAGAACTCGTATTCAAACGTTCTGTCTGGGAGGCTACTTTCATAGGTAAAAAATCCACTTCAACCGGTGAGGAATATCGTTCTCCTCGCAACACAGTCGCTGGGTTCATCAATAGAGATGAAGCTCCAGATGACATAAAGTATGCTGACTTCTTCAGATACGGCGTAGGTGAAGCTGATTTAGACAACTTCTCCACCTATACGGAATTGTACGACATCCTTTGTCGTGTCTATCATCAGCCTAACCTAAAGCAAACAATTCCTGTTAAACAACTGTCTGAAGGGGTGCTGTCAGAGTTATTCTTGAAATGGCGACAGGAATACTACATTGACGGCTTAGTCATATATTTAGATGACATCTCTATTTGGAAAGCAATAGGCAGACAACAAACCACCGGCAATCCACTCTACGCAATGGCGTACAAGCATCCAGATTTCACGGAGTCATTTGAGACAACTGTCAAGAAAATTGAATGGAATGTCAGCAAGGCCGGAGCTCTCAAACCCGTAGTGCAAATTGAAGCCGTAGATACAGGCGACTGTACTATGGAAAATCCGACCGGTTACAATGCCGGATGGTGTCTTTCACACCATCTCGGAGCTGGGGCCCGCATACTTGTTACTCGTTCCGGTGGTGTAATCCCCAAAATACTCGAAACTTTGAAGCCTGTAGAGTGTGAGATTCCGAAAATATGCCCCATTTGCGGGCATCCTACTGCTATCGACGAGAAAGGGATTGAGCTGTATTGTACCAACACTGCGTGTGAAGGACGACAATTAGCAAAAATCACTCACTTTCTAACAACTGTCGGCGTTGAGAATATTGGCGATGAAACCATCGCAAAAATATTCAACGCTGGACATAAAACTATTCGCTCGTTCTTGGATATTGAATGGAATGAGCTGATGGCTATTGAAGGGTTTGGAGAATCCATTGCAAATGGCATATTGAGCCAAATGAACAAAATCAAAGGTGGCGTTGATTTGGCGACACTTATGCACTCCAGCGACTGCTTCAAAGGCATTGGAAAAATCAAGGCACAGAAATTGCTTGATGACATGAATGACGAAGAACTCTGTTCATTCTGTCAAGGGTGGTTTATCCGTCAAGACAATGTGAATCCTGAAAACGAGAGATTTCAAGCGCTGCCAATAACCATTCAGAACTTCTATCTGGGGTATTTTCCATTCATGCAGTTTTTGGAAGAAACAGGCATACCGTACACCCTGCCTCAGAAGACCGCTCCAACCGGTTCAAAATGCAAAGGGTTTGCCGTTTGCTTCTCAGGCATCCGCGACAGCAACCTCGAAGCCAAGATTACATCTGAAGGAGGCACGGTAGTGTCGGGGGTATCGAAGAAAACCACTCATCTTATCGTAAAAGACGTGAGTGGCACCTCAACAAAAATCACGAAAGCCAAACAGCTTGGAATCCGAGTCATAGATATTGACAATTTCAAGGCTTTAGTGTAACTTTATCCACGAGGAGGGTGCAGAGATAACAACTTTGCACTCTTCTCATTTTCAGTTGAATACAAAATTTCAATAAATAAAATGTATGATTTATTTGTGTATGTGAAAATTTAGACTTAACTTTGCTATCGAAACTGAAAGTAATATCTATGGCAAAGAAAAATCAACTCACAACAGCAGATCATTTGGAGTTCTCAGAATACGAAAAGCTACTTGACGGATTCCACAAAGATAAAGAATATCTTTGGGAAATGTATGCGCGACTCGCATTTTGTACAGCTTGTAGAGCTTCAGATGTATTGAAATTCCGGTGGGTTGATGTAATTGACAAAGATGAAACTACAGTACAAGAACAAAAGACTGGTAAAGCAAGACGAATCAAGTTTAATCACTCTGTTAAGGAAAAGCTCAAAGAACTTTGGAATCTGATGGGATGTCCCAATAAAGCTCTCTATATTTTTCAGAATCAAAGAACCGGAGAGCCTATGACAATTCAAAACATCAACCAAAGGCTAAAGCAATTCAAATATCGCTACCGGCTACATATCGACCACTTTTCCACACACACTTTCAGAAAAACTTTCGGTCGTTATGTGTATGATCAGAACGGGCATAGTGCTGAAAGTTTGATTCTTCTCAACAAAATACTCAATCATTCCAATATACAAGTCACAAAGGCTTATATAGGAATCACACAAGATGAAATCAACAATATCTACGATTCAATAAAGTTCTGATTTCATCGACTACTGCCAATAATTGACGTGCGGCACAGTTCCGCGCCCTTCTATCTCAATATTATCGACCTTACAAGGTCTAATGTGGGTTCGTATGATCAATTACGAAGAAGGGCGAGGCTTGCCACACAAATTCATTTGTCAAAAATGTGGTAAGATAGTCCATCCTGAAGATTACAACGACGGATTAGATTGGAAGAAACGAATGTTGTCTCTTTCAGTCTGCTTCGAGTGTGCGTACTGGATTGGGATTATCAAAAATCCGATTCCAAATTTCCAAATCATCGACCATCAATATTTTAGTTTACCTCCAATAGTTGTTGAAGGTGAACCAATTCATCATATTTTGACATTTAACGGCCACTTATTTGACTCATCCAGACTATTCAACTATGGAAAGGTCCCTGAACGGTTCTGGTCCGAGCTGCCAAATACAGCCAGCTTCTTGTCCCACTCCAGATTTCGCACTATCAAAGCGAATGAGGAATTTGAATGCAATCGACAAGGTTGTTGGGATAGAAAAGTTTGCCTGTGGTACAAAGGACCGATGGACTGGAATGAAATCCCTTCCACGCATAAAATAGGCTCTGAAAAGTGCCCAATATTCATAAACCAATTAAATCCAAAGAAATAATTCTTGTACTCAAAATCTTAGGAGGCGTCTTGGGAATAGCAATTCTGCTGTTCTTCTTCTGGTTCATACGCACTGTTGTTATCGCCACAATGTTCGACAACGAGCGTTGCAAGAACTGCCCAATGAAAAACCAGTGCTTTGACGCATTATCGCTGGGATTTCCCACGCTATGCAATACCTCAGAACCCCTTCACACTTCCAAACCATGAACGAATTTGCTCTTTATCTTGTCAATGAAACATCAGAAGCCATTGACAAGATACGCCGTCAACTCAAGAATCTGATTGCACAGGAACGCAAGTGTCTTCGAGAATGTATGGACAACTTGTGTGCCTATCATACAAAAATGGCAAAACTTGTTTCAAAACCGCGTTCCAAACAGTTGCGTCATCTTATTAAGAATCGTAATCGAACATGGCAAAATGCAAATTTGCCAATTCTCGCGCCAACGATAAGTATCATCGTATTGGTTATCTTTCGCTAATCAACTATCATAATCATAAAAAATGGAAAAGAACGAATGTAAGAAACTGACAGAAATGTTCGATGAAATTGAATTCATCGAAAGACTTGAACAGTTTACAAACAATGCTGACAATGGAGTCCGACTATTAGTTACTCCTCAGGGCTCAAACTACAAACCAATCGTTTTCCCGGAAAAAATCGCTTCGTTTGTCTTAGGTACACTGGTAGGTTACAAAGATTCTCTCAAAGACATCCTCGCAAACCTTCAGGTCGTTGATAAATCTATTATACCAGACGAGTCCAACTGAGAAGAAACTGAATCCCCAACTGAATAAAAATGGCCGAGATGCCATCAGTGTGTCTCGGCCATTAAAAACATCAAGAAAAGTATGAACGAATGCAAACAACAATTCAAACCACACCTATTCTTAAACAAAACTCAAGCACGATATACAAATGAATAAACCAGAGCTAAAATTCAAAATGAGCTTCGATGAAATGGCAGCAGTATTTGCTCACGAACATCCGGAGTTCATACCAAACAAATCCAATGTAGGCCGATTCGCAAGAAAACTCGGCTTCAAACCGGTGAAGCAAGTGGTCGATTACAAACAGACCTATTCGTACTACAACCCAGAACTAAGAAACAATGGCTGAAAAAACAAACCCATACAGTCAACATTTCCGGTGTATGCCGCGCCTCTTCCAGAATTCGGTTAGAAATGATATTTTTATGTATCTTTTGGACGAGCACCTTCAACAACTTCACAAAAAACAAGGCTCTCCTGCTATTACGATCTCTAATCGAGTGATTGGAGAAAAAGCTGGAGTGAATCGCAACATCGTACCATCACACTTGAAAGCATTGCATGAACTTCATCTCATCAATCTTCAGAAAGGGTCCTGTACGATAGACACAAATTTTCTCATCGGTATCGTTTCTCTATTTAACGAACAACCCAACAACGAAGGGTATCGAAAAGTGCGCTCCGCTTTCCTTGCCGGAGATATTGAGAAATTGGAGAAGCTGGGACTAAAGAAAAGTAAAAATGGCGATAAAGAACTGCTGTCGCTGGAAGGCGGTATAGAAGTGGCACAGATGTGTGCCACCTTGCCTATATCCGAGCAGGATGCACAGATGTGTGCCAAATGGCCTAAATGTGTGCCAAGTGGCACACATATAGGCCACTCAAAAGATGCCTATATGTGTGCCAGTTGGCCCACATCTGTGCCACTTGGCACACATATAGGCCACCTAAAAACCGTATTTGACACCCCCGAAAACCTATATCGCGCCGTTGCAAATAATTTTTCAGAGTCCGATGCACAGATATGTGCCAAAAAATTCGCAAATTTGGTCTTTGATGCACAGATGTGTGCCACCGAAGAGGGGAAAAACGAACTATTAGGGCTGATGGCTCAACTGTTCACTGAAATGGTCGTTTTAGGTGGCACAGATATAGGCACTCAAGTGGCACAGATGTGTGCATCAGGTGGCACAGATATAGGCCACAGAAATAAATATAATAAAGAAAATAAAAAAAGAAATATCCAGAGCGAAGCTCTGGTTAAAGAAAGGGAAACTCTTTCGGAAGATAAAGCCGAAATGAACGAAGACGAAGATGAGGAATTTTTCTCAGATTTTGGGAAACCTTTAGAAGTTCTCGAACTGAAAACAGATAATCCTGTTTTGGAACTTTCAGGAACTCCTTCCAAACGTCACGCACTTTCATACCCGATGTTCTCAGTCGAAGATGTTGACAGAATTGTTGACGACCTTGACTACGCATCTACCAACTCTCTTAAACTTTTCATCAATACTGTCTGGTGGCTTCTCTCAGATTACGTCATAGATTCAGAACCGGATGAAGAAGATTTCTCAGAGTCGATCAACATCGAAGGTCATGGTTTCCCTGTTGAAGATTTTCAGAAAGAAGTTCTTGAAGTAGCTTACGAGGAAGTCAAGGGGTATATGGAAAAAGGCTGTATTGAAACTGATGATGGTAAATCCATCTCAGTCAAGTTTACAGAAATGTTTCCTGTTGATCTCTTAGGATCAATTTTCAAATGGGAGAAGAAAGCTCTCAGACATGACGAAACTGTTTACAAGATTTCCAAGACTGGTATCTATGACATCTCAGCAGAAAAGATTGAAAGAGCTTGCCAGCCGGAAACGAGAGAAGAAAAGAGAGCTGCCATTCAGGATAGCCTTCAGTACATGACTAAAATCTATCTTGCCGAATCCGAAAAACTGACACCTATCGAAAAGGTTGCGGCCAAATGTATCGAAGATTTTCTTATACCGGAAAAAACAGATTCGGGAGCTTTCAGATTTTCTATCAACAAGGAGAGCGAATCAATATCAGAGGAAGGGGCGATTATCAGAAATTCTTGGAGAATGTTGAAAGTTCAAATCAAAAATGCCGGTTATACCGAACAAGAATTTCTTAGCTGTCTTCTCAACAGTAAAGCCCCAAACCAATACGAGCAACTGACTATCCAGCCTTGTATGTTCTTCGCTGACGGCATCAGAACTCTCAACAAACTTCACGGACATGAAAGTATAATAGACAACCTCAGTATTGAATCTCTCAAATAACGAAAGCGACCACCGGCTTCAAACTGCTTTGAACTGCTTGGTGGTCGCTTTTGTTTTATCTCTGGATGCTACTTTCAGGACTTGCTAAGTATTCTCGAATAATTTCAACAATCTTACCCATAACCTCAGTGCCATGCTCCACACTGATGAAATAATTTCCAGCCAACGCACGATTACGAGATGTCTGCAAACCTTTTTCAACATCTGACACCAGACACAACTTGTCGTTGATATACCAGTATCTTTTCCCAATTTCAGTCTGCATACGAACAGGTTCTACTCTATGTCGGTTTTGATTCCAGATTTTACCAAACTTTCCAAGTTCACTGTTTAACCTTCTTTGACACGATATGCCATTCATCTTACTCTGCCTTTTATCTCCGTTATCCATCGGTTCAAAGATGTAATCGTGGAGGTTGCAGATTCCTTTCTCGTGCATTGTATATCCGCAGCGTTTGGTTGTGTAGATGTAGTAGCAGTATAGCTCCACCTCTCCTGTCAGCATATCCACTTCACGAACTACTCCTAAACCTTTAATGCCCATCCCGTGAAAGATTATGCGCTCGTTGATGTGAGGAATATATTTTTCAACAAGGTCGAAAGATCTCCAGCTAAATTGAATCCTATCTCGCAGCATAATATGTCGGAATTCTTTTATTTCGCTCTCAGAGGCGTTTTTTAAGCCTTCTGTGGCGATTTTAGTGTGTGAGATAAGGATTTTATCATCTGAGAGGATTCCGACGATTACAGTGGCCTTAAAATCGGTTTTTCCGATTATTACAATATTGCCTTCCATTTTAGCGATGTCGCCAGCACCAAATCCATTCTCGTACCAATGGATAAAATCGGAGGCTGTGATACCCTGTTCAGGGTTGTATTCGGTATTGATGGAAAATTCAGCCTTGTCTTTACAGAAAGCTGAAATCATATCCCAATCTATTTTGGAACGATAGGAGTTCTCAGCAAGAAAACTCTGAATCTGGAGGTCTGTTTTTGCCATGATGCGAGATATACGGTTTCAATTTTAAGTGCAAAGTTAGTCATATTTTCAGAAACAATATATTCATCACGCAAAAATTCCGAAATCCCCATAAAATCAGACTCAATTTTTGAGGGTCGGGAAAAATTTGGGGAAAACATATAGGGCGAATTTTATATTTCACCAGAATTGTATATTTGGTCGCCAAAGTTAAGGGTTGAATTGAGAATTGATAATAATGTGTCGATAAGGCCATTTTCAAGCCCTCTGAAAGCGTTTTAGGCCCTCGGTAATAAAACGGTCATCTGAGTATAGAAAAGCTGTCAGATGAAAGATATGGAGGTCGTGTGTTTGGGAGGAGCTGGAAGAGTTGATTTTACCCAGAAAACGAGACTGAAAAAAATGAGGGTTGGCAATATATATGGAATCCGCACCAGATGGTACACCCTCCCTTTTATTTATTTTATTGATAGTCAGATATTTATCACTTTCACTTACTACAAAAGTGAAATTATATGCTTGATTTATAGTAAATTATCTATCAATTTTAGTTGATTTACATTGATTAAGCAAAATAGTTAAACTTTGTTAATTCTTTACTTCGTTATTGCATAGACTCCAATCTTTTGCTATCATTCGCGCATACGCATAAATTAACAATCCCGTGTGCGCGGTTAATTTTGTTCGTGTGTGCGTTTCCTTATATCAAAAAGATAAAGTTAATCATCTGTATATCAAGCAGATATAATAATTGTCTGTTAATCAACGTGTTGTGCCAATTAACTATTAGACAGGTAATTATCTGTTTGAGGTAGATTTATTGTTAAATAAATTAACAAATAGGTGCTTTTTAAGTGTTAAAGTAAATTTTACTAAATATCATAATGTCAATGATTTAGTATGTTAATTCAAAAATCCAATATGTTAAATCTGTTAACATTACTTGCATAGTTCAAAAAGCCGTCTTAACTTTGCATTGTCAAGTTAAAACAACGGCAAGCGAGCCGCGAACAACTGACAGACCAAACAAACAAAGGTTACTTTGTGGCACCTCCAATTATCCTACATATAACGCTCAATAGTAGGTGCATAGTGATTATTAACTAAATTGTGTAACAACTTTAACACCCAAATTATACCCAAACAAAAGCGCAAAAAGCGTGAAATCGTAACTACATATTGCAACGGAAAGCGAAAGCGAAAGCCGCCCGAACATAGCACGATAGTGCCGTGATAGGGGAAAGAACGCCCGTGACTGTAATGCTCAGTTTTCAAAGAGGCTTATGCAAACCGTCGTTAGGCCCACGGGGAAAGGTATGCCCACACTATGCCAAAAGCATACCCTGTAAACGAAAAACGTATCATCGGCGTGTTGTGCCGGAAGTGTGTCCGGTATATAGCAACGAATAGGAAGCACTGAAACGCGAATTGTGCCAAAAGCATGCCAAGTGCGACTTTATAATTAAAGGCGGTCAGTGAGTGGCAAAAAACTGTGCCACAACTATGCGGAAACAATTCGGTTGATGCTATTTAGGCAACAATTTTAGGAACTGAAACATAGTGCCCGGAGTGCCCTGTGGGAGTGCTGAAAATGCGCTCAAACCGAGAGGAAGGAGTATGCCACACCTATGCGGAAACGCCTTGGAGTAAGTAATGCCGTAATTGCCTGAAATGGCTTGGTTATGAAACTATCGCCAGTGGTTGTGCCCTTGAAACGACTGCATAGGTAGGAAAGCGCGAAATCTGAACACGATTTTGCAGTGCGCGGAGGGTGAAATCCGTGTGCTGTAATCTTATGAACTTAGACCGTGCCTTTTTGCGAAAGCGAAAAGGTGTGGAAACTCCCTATATTGGTGAGTGTGGCAGGTTCGACTCCTGTCACGGTCACAATGCGCTATTGCAGAAAATGCCTAAAAACCAGAAAATTATGGCAACAATCACACGTTACAACAGTGTTCAGTTCTCCGAAGTGTCTAACAATCAGCTTGCAGGTGTTTCGCTTGTGTACCGCTCGGTGCGCAAGGACGGCACCGTAACCGAAACGTGCATCCACCTTGGAGGCGATGAATTTGTGCCCGCAAACGGGACTGAAACGGCAATATTCAAAGTATGGCGAAACGCTCTCAAAATCCATTGGGACGCCAAAAAGTCCGAAGCAGGGCTTAAAGTGGATAACGGCGGCATTGCCGTAAAACTCCGCACCTCAACTCCGGCTGAAATCGTCGTGCGCAAAGCGGACGGCAAGACGGTGTTCCGTTGGGACGCCGAAAGCTCAATCTTTGCTCGTGTTGGCATTATGCCGACTGCAAAGGACTTGCTTGAACTGAACCGCGACTACAAAAAGAAAATGAATAAAGCGGCTGAAGCGTCATTCAAGGCTCTCAAAACCAAATTTGAATTTGATGCAGCCGAACCGGTTGCAACTGAAACGGCTGAAAATGCCGCAACTTCTGAAGCCGCCGCATAAGGTTTAAGCCACAACTACGATATAGGGGCGCATTGTTGGTGTTTGCCAATAGTATGCCCTAACTCTTCCAGAATGTCAATGTACTTGTGCCTGAAATGCGAGTGCAAAGATAATAAATCTGGTGGAATGGCACAACAGGATATAGTGTGAAAATCGGGTGCAATCCCCCGAAGTGCCAACAAAATAACCTAATAACGCAAATATGCTATACTCAGAATTTATCGACCGTGTGGGAAGAGTACGCACCGTCGAACAGTACCACAAAGAAGTGGAGCCGTTGTACTACAACTTTGATGGCGACAAAAACCGTTTTTGCCTTAAATTTATCGGACAAGAATTGCATCGTGTCAATGATAAGTACCTTGAAAGCCGGGAATATCTGGAAAAGGCTCTTGTTGCCAATGATGAAGAGCAAATCGAAGTGTGGAGAGAAAGCGCGAAAATGTGGGACGAAATCTGGCACGACCTTATGGAACATCGTCAGGCTCTTATCAAACGAATATATGGCTAAATTATGGAAACAATCGAAAGTCTTAAAAAGCAACTCAACGAAGTGAACCGCGACATTAACGGAATGTTGCTTGCCGGTGCCACCACTGAGAAGGCGCAGAAAGTGCTCAAAGATGCCCGCGAATACCGTGCAAGTCTGGAAGATGATTTGCTGGCCGCTGTGCGTAAACAAGGCAAAACCGATGAGCCTGTAATTGTCGGTATAATGATAATCCCCTTAAACTAACATGACAAAGGTATATACGCTTTATGGAGTCACGCACTATGCAGTTAAAGTGGCTTCGTGTGACGGGAAAACTGTAACAATCTACGATACAATGTACAAAAAATGAAAAGTTCAACAGTGTTCTGTGCTCTGATTGCGATAGTGATTGGAGCACAAATTGTATCATCTCACATCAATGCTGCTCCTAATGCCTCTCTTGTGGAAACGCCTACATCAGAAGATTATCTGGAGGATAACAAGGCGTGGCCCGGTATGTTCTTCAGCACTGAGAATGTGGTCGAGGAATATGAGTACGATGATGCCTATTGTCTGCTCTATGATGATGCCGACGCAAATATGTTTAACGTGGAAATATGCGTTGATTTGGAAACTTATCAGATGGTACAAAATGCAATAAAAACCGACAAACATCTTGTAGGCACATTAGTTTTGAACGACGATTATTCCTATGATGATGTGCAAGTGTTCACCTATATGTCAGATCCAGAATTTGAAATGGCTGAAGCGAGTGCCAAATCTGTGGTCATCAGCACTGATTGCTTGATGTCTAAATTTTAAGCGAAAGGAGGCAAAACATCATCAATAGTTTGCATATTTTGCAAGGCTTTCGTATCTTTGCAGCCATAAACTGTAAAGAATATGAATAGAGCCGAATTTTGTAAACTACTGGTGGAGCTGAAAGGTGACGAACCGCTGATTCAGCTATCCTACAAATGCCAAATGGATAAGGAAGTGCTGCGTAAATTGTTAAACGGAACCGTTAACTTTTTCGTAGAAAGTGCTGTAAAAGTGGCAAATGCACTTAGCTCCTTGATTGTAGTTAAAAACGAAATTGAACAAATAGAGATAAACAACCAAGCAACTTTGACATGGTGGGCTCAAAAATCGCAGAAAGCCTCCGGATTGTCTGTAAACAAATTCAAGGACGAAATCGGAATGACCAGAGTTGCTGTGACCGCCAATTTGAATGGTGAGTCCAAAATGCGTATTGACACACTCTTGAGGTGGGCTAAAATAACGGGCTATCAGGTAGAAGTGTGGCATAAATAATTCAAACAGTAAATATCAACCCAACCGGGCCGACGCTTAAACGAGTGCCGGCCTTTTTTATATCCGAACCAAAATGAAGAAGCCCCTTCTTGACATTGCCGAGGCTATCGTGACAATTATTGCAAGCCTCATTTTAATAGTCCGCTATCTGTGGACGCAGTTTTGTGTTCGCTTCCTGAAAGGAGTGTGCCGAATCGAGACTCCGACCTACCGCAAATGGTGGACTCGCCGTGCTAAAAAAATTCAAAAGATGCTTGACAAAGAGCATAAAGAGCGTGAGCTTGCAGTAGTTAATGCCTGATGGCACATTACTTCTCAGCTCCGGCTACAGCTAAAGTTGTGGAATACCTTCGCTTCGGTGGTCGAGAGTTCTATACTCACAAAGAAGGTCCGGACAAACATCTGACTGTGCGTTTTCTTGCCACTGAGGAATATGTGGCAAAGATGAAGGCACGTCCATTTTTGAAAAACGTAGAAATAACAAGAAAAGCATGAGCCTTACTGAATTATTTGCCAATCTCCCTCAGTGGGCGATTGAGGAAATGACTGGCTATAAGCCTTGTACAACATTCTGGCAAGACTTTAGCATTGCAGATGTTTTTGTCTTAAATGGTCAGGAACCTGATGCAGTGCAGGACACTCACAATCGTTCATGGCCTCAGATGAAAGAGAAAATGCTCGGAATTAAAGGTCTGACCGAGTACATAATGGTGTTGAACTGGAAAATACACCAGCACTATAACGACAATCGACCGGGACACATGGAATTGTCCAAACTTTACAACAAGCTATGGGAAGAAACCGATGCTTGGGCTATGGACAACCTTAAAGATTCGGATCTCGATTACTACCTCGAAACAACTGACTAATATGTGCTACTATACGAATTTCAAAGAATATGGCTGGCAGTGTGAACTGGTAAGGCCGTACCGTGGCTATCACCGAGGTACAATCATCGGGATGAATTGCGGTCGTTATGTCGTCGAATTCAGCAGCGGCATGACTGAGGAGTTTTATGCTGATGAAATCTATTTCGATTAGATGTGAAAAGTTAAAATAAGTTTTTAGGTTAGTTAAAGAAGCGCAAGTGGACAACTTTGGACACCTGCGCTTCTCTATTCTTAGCCGTAAACCGAAACAACCACAATATGACAAATATATCTTTCTTTGGCACCGAAGGTCTGACAATAACCTCTGCCAATCATATTGCAAATCTTGCAAAAGAGTTCACTAAAACCAGTGAACGCACTCTCAACAGCGTGAGCTTCATCGAAACCAATTTGACAATCATTGGCAGTGATGCTGTTCAGCCCATTCATACTGGCTGGTGCGACGTTGATCTCTGCAACATTACTGAAAATCTGAAAGTGATTTGCGATGCTAATGCTCTTATAGCTTGGCTCCGTGAGGCCATCAAAGCCTACGACAAACACGTCAAGTCCATAGAAGCGCAAACTCTGGAAGAATATTGCCGGGAGTGTGACATCGTTCTTCCGGATGAACCTTGCCGCGAAGCCTCCATTACCAAGGAGGAGTACATCGAAACGCTCACAATCAAGGAGCGCAACAAAATCCTGATGCTTCAGGCACAGGCTGCTGTCTATGGCAAGTACATCCATCCCGAAGGCCCGTTTGCCGCTGCTCGTGCTGAGCTGATGGAGAAGATGGCCAACGAAACAGAGGTCAAGGGCAATGGTCGTGATACTTTGCTGTATCACTATAAGCCCACTGCCGATGCCATGAAGGTGGAGAGTTGCTTCTACCAACTTCAAAGAGAATACCGTGCTACTCAGGCAGAACTGAATGGCTATCTACACAAAATAGATCAGGCCGTTCAGAAAGCTGCTGATGAAAAGTCGAAAGCATTCCATGATGCTATGGTAGCGTATCGCTTGAAAATTGCTGAACTCACTAAAGCGTTTGAGGACTATAAGATGCAGCGCTTAGATGAAGCCCTCAAACTGAGAATCATAATCCCGAATGACCTGAAAGGCATTTATGCCATAGTTTCAGAACTCGGAAAGTAAATAACCAGACGAGAGTAACAAAAGACTGATTGCTTGCATGAAACTTTTGTGAATGTGAGTCTGAGAACATCCATCTAAAATATTATTAAGCATAAAATTCAAACATTGCACACAATGGCTCAATTTTGGCTGAGAAGGTTGACTGCCTGAGCTAATGATTTTGTTTTCGTTGCCGTTGTGTGGTTCTCGATTTTGATATTGCTATTGATTTCGTGATGTTTTTCAAACTCACAACTCCTGTCTTTTTAATCGTTTTGAATGAAACCAAGCGTAAAAGCCGAAGCTAATGCAGCTTCCGGTCGCTCCAGACGATGTGGTATATGCCAATACCGACAGTTGTGCCTCAGGAATGAAGCGATATTGAGAATATGCCACAACGCTTTTGTAGAGGGCTTTTGTAAAGGCTCTGAATGGAAGCGTAAACAAACAAAGAACAATCACAAATAAATACATACTGCAATGTTATTATACACCTTTGGTGGCTACGACGATTTCAAGGAAATCTTCGAGCTTCGGGAACATGGTAACGGCGTAAAATCAAGAAGAAACCAAATTCTTCTTGCATTCTACAAGTCGCCAAAGCTCCTCAGATGGTGCCGCGAACATGGCGACACAGAACTCACCGGAATCAGAAACATGTCTCAACTTCGTGATGCCTGTATCACAAGACTTACCGGCGAGCGTTTCAATCTGCCCGGTGCAATGTGGCTTAACGGTCGCAAATGGGGCAGCAAAACTTATTACACTGACTATATGAAAGGCAAGACTGAGGATGGCGATGAAAAAGCTATCCGCTATGTCCGCCTCGACAACGATAAAGTGTACAAGATGAAGGCTGGTAAAATGTATCGTCAGCTGATTCTTGACACGCAATTCGGCCAGATGTTGCCTGAACAAGTGGTGACATGGCTGTGCGAAGAGTTGTCCTTTGAATGGACTGGCTACAATACTGCTTCGCAGTACGAACTGCATGTGAACGGGAACTTTTCGGACATATATGACAGCGAATATCTGAAAGGAAACTTCGGTAGCTGTATGGTAAATGAAGACCAGCACAGTTTTTATGCTGATTCAGTTAAGGCTCAAGCAGCATACCTTACTGATGAAGACGAAGAAATTGTAGCCCGCGCCATCATCTTCACGGAAGTTCGTGACGAAGATACCGGGAACAACTGGCGCCTTTGTGAGCGTCAATATTCATCAGATGGCGATGAAATGCTAAAACAGATTCTCGTCAATCGTCTGATTCAAGGCGGTTACATCGACGGCTATAAGCGTGTAGGTGCTGATTGCCACAGTTCTCGCTCATTCGTAGATAACGAAGGACGTGATTTGAGTGACAAACGATTCTCGATAGAGTGCAATCTTGACTTCGAGGACACACTCAGCTATCAGGACAGTTTCAAGTGGTACGATATAAACAATAATCGTGCCTATAATTTTGAGCACTATGGCTACACCCACATGCTAAATACGACATCTTCTTACATAGAAGATGATCGAAACTACGATGAATATCACGAGCGCTATACCTTCCACGATGTCGTCAGAGTCCATTGTCATGGTCAGGAAATGGACTGTGATGAGGAAGATCTGGACGATTTCATCAGGGTCAATGGCAGATGGTACCACGAAGATGATGTGTGCTACTGTGACGAATGTGAAGAAGCATACGTTGACGGTGAAGGGTATTACTCTGAAATCACTGATGGTGACTACTGCTGTGAAGACTGTATGCGAGAGGCAGAAGAGCGATACTGCGAAGAACATCCTGACGAGTATGTATGGCTCAACGGCGAAGCTGTTCCAAGGGATGAAGTAATATTCTGCGCTCACTGTGGCGAAGCCCATAGGGAAAATGATAGCACTGTAGTATACTCAGGACTTACAGATGAAGACTACTGCTGTGATGAATGTAAACAAGCCGCAGAACGCAAATTCTTCGCTGAACACCCTGATTGCGGTTATGGCGTCTGCTCTGAATGCGACGATGTAAAGCCGCTGGATGAGATGGAGCAGAACCCCGACGGAACGTACACTTGCCACGACTGCAAGGAGTACGCTCAGAAATACTCAAATCTCTACTAATCTAAAAACAAGCGATAATGAAATTATTCAAAAAACTTGCGGCAATTTATTCCGGCTCTTACGAAGAGGAAGCAATCCGCAAATATATCAAACGCTGGGTTCGTAGCAGTGTTCCCGATGTGATAATCGAAGAGGACATGACCGGAAACTTGTACTTCACTAAGGGCATTTCAGACACATATCCCTGTGTCGTTGCCCATCTTGACCAAGTTCAGGAAGAATATCCTCTCGACTACAAGGTGATTGAAACTCAGGACATCATTTTCGGTTATTCCCCCTCTCAACGCAAACAGTGCGGTCTGGGAGCTGACGACAAGTGTGGTATATGGATTGCGTTGAAAATGCTCAAAAAGCATGACGCAATCAAAGTCGCATTCTTCCCCGGGGAAGAAATCGGTTGTGTCGGTTCAAGCGATGCCCGAATGAGCTTCTTCGATGATGTCAGATTTGTAGTTGAGCCTGATAGACGCGGGGCTTTCGACCTCATTACATCTATCGGATTCACTGAAATATGCTCAGAAGAATTCGTTGAAGCAATCCAACCAAAAAAGTTCGGTTACAAAGAAACCCACGGTATGATGACCGACGTGGAAACCTTGAAAAAGAAAGGGTTGAATGTCTCGTGCATCAATCTCAGCTGCGGCTACTATTTACCTCACACTGAGGAGGAGTTTGTGGTCAAGGAAGATATGCTCAACGCTCTCGATTTTGTTGACAGCATTATTGAGAACTGTACTGAGGTATATCCTCATAAGGCTGAGATAAAAGACTATATCGACTATTGTGGAACCCGCTATTACTGTGTTGGTGGTAGTCGCTATAGTCGAGCCCAAAAAAACGAAGATCCAAAAGAAGATGAAAAGGAGCTTGAACGCTACTATGAGCAGTATGAAACTGCTGAAGAATATATCGGGACGTTAATCCTTGATGATCCGGACCTTACGGCTCGTTCGTTCCTCGCAAGTTATGGTCAGACGCTTGATATGCTGGATGAGCAAGACATCGAGGGCATCATCAACCAATACCGAGAGATGGAGGATGACTCTATCGACAACTTCGACTGGAATAAACACCTTAACAATCAAATCAATCACGACAAATACGATAATGAAATCAGATAACAATCTTCTTACAGCCAATGAGCGTATTCGCTTAATGTTCTTCCGTGAGTTCGGACCAGAACTCGCTCAGGACGCAATGGACTTCGTAGCAAACCGTAAAGGCGCATTTGCGTCTCTGAAGCCCAAAGATACCATTACAATCGTGCCCGAAGGCGCGGAAGACGGCATATACTTCTGCCTGAATGATGGTACCGCCGTCAAGTATGATGGTCAGGAACACATGGAAAATGTCAGCCACATCGGTATCATATATGGTTCGATGAAATTCGGCGTTCAGCTCCAAGACAAGGGCCGATATTCGCTCTACACCAATTGGGAGCGTTGCCCTGAACATGCCAATTATTATACTGAAAATGGCAAGAGCTGCCACGAAGAGTACGACTTCATCGAAGCTACCAAGCGACTGAAGCGAATCGGTACTAACATACCTCTGGCAGATGACGAATATATGCCATTGATTCGTCAGTGGGACATCATGGGTATGTTCAAAACCAATCTTCAGAAAGCACTTTGTGCTGCTGGAGGTGATGCAATTGAGCCAGATTGCTGGTATTGGTCAATTTCCGAGGACAGCCGGTACATCGCTTGGACCGTCCACTTCTCGGATGGCAACACGTACGCCAGCAACAAGTGCAGCAGTGTCAGGGTTCGAGCAGTTGTCGCATTTTGAGTTCTTTCGCCCGGCTCATTTAAGAGCCGGGCATAAAAACAAGTATAAAATATAATTTATTGGTACACAACATTTTATCCAAAGCATGAAACATCAATCTTCACAAACTCCTGTCTATAGACTTACGGAACGGCTGATGATTCTGTCAATCCCGATGATCAGCCGACTTCCAAAGTCTGTGCCTTACCAAGTTTTGGGAGGTAAGTTCATTAGCAACATCAATGATTGTCTTGACATCATTACGCTTGCTTATGGGCTGGACAAAAATTCTTCTACATACGAAATCTCTCGTAAAGAATGTCATGGGAACCTACATCTACGCATAACATCGTTGAAAACAACAATGCGCGTTTTCAAAAAGGTGAGGTTTACCAATCATAAAGGGGACGTAGTTCCTGTGGTTTCGCCAAGACATGAGGGTGAGTTTGTAGATTTAGTGAACCAAATCAGCGTCCAAATTGACGCTTGGCTTGGGCGATAGTTGTCGCAAATGCTTCATATACCACAACTACGGTTATGGATATAAATAATCTCTTATCATTGAATGGGTGTGGTACAGGAGCAGTGTTTGACGCTGCTTTTGTTACGACGAAAATTAACCACATGGCTGCGCGTAGCGCGTCCGAGAACAGCCGGAACAACGCTTGGAACGTCAACTTCTCGGATGGCAACACGAACAACAACAACAAGTACAACAGTAACAGGGTTCGAGCAGTTGTCGCATTAGATGAGGAGATTAAAGAAGGTTGGGTTCGTGCTAAGGACGAATGTTGTGCCAATAAATATTCTACTTCTCAGTGTGAAGAATGGCGAATGATAGAGCATTGGGAGCTATGGAACCTGATGTATGAAATATACTATGGGAACTATCAGCCAACGACATCAACATGTTTTATCGTCAGCTTTCCTTCATATCGAGAAATATTTGCTGCTGCGTTTCGAGATAGAGTGGTTCAACACTGGATATGCGCCAGATTGAACCCTCTTTTCGAGATGCGGTTTCATCTTCAAGGCAATGTGTCATTTAATTGCCGAAAAGATTTTGGTACCCTGAAAGCAGCGCAAGCACTCAGGGTTGATATGGAACAGATGAGCAACAACTGGCAAGATCATAATATTTGGATTGGCCGGTTTGATATTAAGGCTTTCTTTATGCACATTGATAGAAATATCTTATGGGCATTACTTGAGACTTTTATCAGAAAATATTATACTGAGAAGGACCTTGATGTCCTTCTCAGATTAACAAAACTGCAAGTATTTCATTGTCCACAAGATGATTGCATTCGCAAATCTGATATTCGTTTATGGGATTTGCTGCCGCCTCATAAATCAATGTTCAAGAGACCGCGCAACTTTGGCATGGCTATAGATAATATTCTCAGCCAATTATGTGCGAACTTCTATTTGTCATTCTTTGATGATGTGATGAATAGACTGTGCAGACGGTATAATTGTGCATACAAGAGATTTGTAGATGACTTCACTATTGTTGGCGAGAAGCAAGCTATATTGAAAATCCGAAGTGTCGCCGAGCGTTGGCTGAGTTTGTATCTACATCTGACACTACATCGAGATAAGTTCTATCTTCAGCCGGTTCATCATGGTTGCAAATTCGTCGGCACCGAAATCATGCCGCACCGTACTTATTTGGCTAACAGAACTTATGGTGGAATGCACGACCAGATGTTTGCCCTTGCCACATTATGTCGTTCTATTGCTCACAGAGGAGCGACCTTGCATAAACTGAAAAGATTACAAAATGAGGTATCGTCGATGAATTCGTATATCGGATTCTCAGTTCACCACAGGTCATTCCAGGTTAGGCGTAAACTCTACGCCCCATTTGTAGAGGATATTAGAAAGGTTTGTGTACTTAACTCGGACATGGGATTTGTTCGGGTTCAAAAGAAATATGATTATCAACGTAATTTAATATTGAAGGAGGAAAGAGATTATGAATATCCAAACTGGATCTACTCGGCCTGAATCAGTTACATTTATTAAAAAGTTGGGTATCAAGCAGCGAACCATAAATTTTGACATCGTTGAGGTTGAAGGGAGCTTTGAGTGGGTCTCAATAACATTGAAACTTGGAGAATGGAGTTACAGCTCTATTGTCAAGGCTATCATCTATGCAAAATACAGCGCCGATCAGATAGAAGCCATCAACTCTAATATCACTCGTTTAATGTTTGCTCCAGATTCTGTTCCGGCTGATAAAGCTGCTGAATATCGAACTGAAGCCCTTGAATTTCAAACATGGCGCGATCATGCTAAAGAAATTGCAAAAGAATTGCTTGAGTCAGAGTTCTAAAACCTAACCCATTATTCCGGTGCGGACTATTCTTCATAAACAAGAAGAATGGCTACAATTGCACAAGGAATGATAACATTGTCTTCGGTGAACGATGCTTACTCAGTATCGCTCTCACCGAGTTCGTGTGTTATAAATGCTGATTATAATGGCAAGAATCCCAAGCTGATATACGCCTATTCTGACATTAGAGTAATTCGTGGAGAAACCGCTGTACCATTTGATAGACCAAAATTCTTGGGTGCGACCAACAATAGTGATGGCGATATAATCCAAATTGATGAAACCACTTGGCGAGTCCAATTTACATCTATTCCAGAAACGGATTTAAGTGGTAGTGTTCAATTTGAAATTAAGGTTGGTACAGACTTCCAGACGGTCGTTACATTTGCGTACACCGTTGTCAGAGAGACTTCAATGTTGGATTGGATTCTTGACTGGAACGGTACATATACGGAAATTTCAGGTAAATGGATAATCACACCTAAAATTTTCGCGGGCACAAAGAATGCTGATAATGAGATAACTGGTGTATATCTTGGCCCGGCATTTGATAATAGTGGAAGCACTGGTTTGTATGGCTATAAAGACAATGAAATTATTTTCCAATTAACAGAAACCGGTGGTACTATAGGTGGGTGGAATATTGAAAATGGTGGCATTCAGACTTCAGATGGGGTTTTGAAAATTCTTTCTGAAGGCTCAATCATATCTGCACCCAATGGTGTCACTGCTTGGGAATTAAATAAAAGTGGCTCTGCCACATTTGCTAAAGGTAATGTGAAATTCAATGTTGATGGTAGTGCTGAATTTGCCGGAAAGATTACATCGACATCTGGCAAAATCGGAGGCTGGATGCTATCAACACATCAGCTTTATAGCGGTCGTGTTATTCTTGATTCTGCTAAAGGATTTATTGGCATTAACGCATCAGAGTTACAAGTTATTGATATACTGATTGGAGATTTGTTTTTCCCCGACACACCGAATGGCGGTCTGAAATTGTGGTATGAATCTACCAACAGTTTCGGAATGGCTGCATGGAATTCTAACCAAAAAGTATTCCAACTTGGTAGCATAAATAAAATCGCTGGTTGGAACTTTGATAATCTCGCATTATGGACTGGTGATAAAAATAATACAGCCCGACAAAACACAGCATCAGATGGAGATATTACTATTGGTTCTGCGGGGTTGCGTGGTATGAATTGGTATATTGACCATGATGGTGAGATTAGTTTTGTGAATGGTCTGATTCATTTTGACAAGAATGGTGGCACCATTTCTGGCTGGACACTGAACCCTAAGCGTCTGAACACAAAACACGCAGCGTTAATCTCCAATGAAAGTTTTTGTGGGCTATACCTAACATTGGGCGACCTATCTGAAAGTACAGACGGTTCTATATCGCAAGTCGTTCATTCTAAAGGCGGTATAGAAATTGTTGCGACTCAGTATAACGCTTATATTTGGGCGCATGAATCTGATGGTACGGCCAGTTTTTATTTATCATCATTGCCAGAGGATGTGAACTGGATTGGTGGTTGGTGCTTTGACGGAGATGCTATTTTCTTCGGCGACAAAAAACTACAAGAAGGCCAATATACAACACTTAGTTGCATAACTATAAGCCCTCGTGGTTTAAGAGGTGCTGCTTGGAGATTTGAGGCTGATGGTTCAGGCGCGGTTGCAAAAGGTAATATAACTTGGGATAAAAATGGCAATGTTACTTTTGCCAATTCAGTAAAGATGGCGTGGTCTCAGATTACCGGAACAGATGATGTGATGACCACTGCTACCTACATTGATGCCAATGGAATTTTCACAGGAAAGATAAACGCTAACAATATAACTACAGGCACATTATCTTCAGAAAGAATCAATACCGATGAATTACTATCGAATGGAGAAAAATGGGCATTGTTGATAAATGGATCTGGTTATTTAGCATCTAAAAACATTGAATGGGATGCTGATGGTAACATAAATGTCAAAGGTGCATTTAGTCAAGACATTCATTATGCTTATAAATGTGATGCAACGGTTGTTTCAAGAACGCCTAATAACGACTTAGAAGATTTTGTCGAATTAAAATTAAATCATCAGCTTTACATAGCGACCAATGTATATGATATAGTTGATGAACCTGATTTTAATGACTATACCTATAAGTGGCCTTTTGAACTTGATTATCTACATTATTATACTATTCGCCTTCCCCTTGATCCAACATTTATTGGTAAAGAAGTGAAAATTTATGATTGTAATTATGGCCCGTTCAGCCGCCAACCTCGGAGATGGTGCACAACTACAATCAAAGTTGAAAATGATGTAACTTTTAGTACCAAAGTCTCATATGAAGCATCATTCTCAAGAGAAAATCTATGGAAATCAATAACAATTAGAGGCGGCTATGCTTCATTTGTATGTATTCCAACTACTCTTAATACATCTGGTTGCACTTGGATATGTGTGGATTTTTATGGAGCGTTGTGTGAAGGAGTAGATGCAAAAGATGAATTACATCAAAATTTGAATAATGCGTAAAGACATTGAAATACATATAAATACGGGTGACATCACACTTCCAGCAAATAATCGAACCGTTCTTCGTCAGTTTCAATGGATAGAACGACCTCAAGGCAAAGAACAGCGTTACTTGTATGGCGAGGTAATCGTTCCATCTACACTTTCAGAAAATTCGATTGTCAGTAAAGGCATATATGTGACAATTCCATATACTCCTATTAACAAAGAAATTAGATTGCGAATTAAGCGTGAGTATGGTAATGAGTTTGATACCTACATAAAGAATCCGGTAGATGGTACTGAGTGGTTTGTCCTTCAGGCAGCATTATATGGGAAAGACCAACGTAATGTGTTTGCCCCTGAACTTATTACAATTTCAGAAGACCGTTTTTATCTGATGTTCGATGGTGGAATCATTCGTCTCTTTTCAGGGAACGAAAGTGATTTGAACATCATCAAGGCGAATACCCAGAATAAAAATTTGCTCTTGGCTTGTATTCCGGGCAATAATTATCGTTATCCGCTTCTTGGCGTAGGGCTGGTACGTTGGACTAACAGTAGTATTGATGTTTCGACATTGGCTGTGGTTCTCCAAAAAGAATTTGCTGATGACGGCACTCCAGTCAGAAGCGCAGAATATAACCATGAACTGCGACATCTCAATTTGATACTCGACACAACAACAGTTGACGCAGATGGCAACATATAAAGTCAAAGGAAGTCAGAATTTATACGATATAGCCCTTCATCTTTACGGAACGATTGAGGGTCTGTTTGATTTATTGATTTCAAACCCATCTCTGAATATGTCGATGGATTTGAAACCCGGTATGGAGTTGGAATATCACGATGACTTCATCATCAATCCCAGCATTGTCAATCAATTCAATGAAGAGAATATTGTTCCTATAAATGGTGAGCGCTCAGTATATTTTAAGGAAACGGATGCGCCCCTTAGAGCGATAATCAAGACTCCGGCTGAATTGGATGCCTTCTACTTTTCAATATCGGGGGAAGGCGAGTTAATAGCGGATTGGGGGGACAATACGCCCTTAGAGACCATCTCGTTGACACACACTCAGTCGTTAATTGAACATCATTTCAATAATACTGTAGATTCGCGCAGAATACGATTTTACGGTGACTTCTCTGTGTTGCAACTCAACGCAACGAATATGGAAGGCGAAATGTATTTAACGGCACCAATGACTGTTGACGAATACGTTTCTCACTCAAACGACAATACTTTAGTCGGCCTATTCTTGTTTGAAGATACTTACAAGGTAGATCTTCAAAGAATGTTAATTGAAGACTTGAAACCGATATATTCAATGTCTCTTTCTCAGCTAAACTTGCTGGGCGCGAAATTCAAGAGTATAGATGTATTGGATGATTATCTGGTTAATATTGTCGAGAATCATCAAAATAGACGAGCTTGTGAAGTCTGGATGGACACTGAACCAACAGAGCGAGGTATGCAAGCAATACAGACTATCATTGATGAATCTGAATGGAATACTCCTACCAAATGGGTGTTCCATATAAATGACCAAACCTACACAGCAGAATAATGGCAAGAACGCTAACAGAAATATACGCAGTCGCCAAATCATGTCGCGACCAATATTTGCAACTTACAGAGTTTCAGAACAGCTCGAAAATGTCAATATTGGATGCGTTCACATGGGTTACATCGGCTTGTATCTGGACATTTGAAAATATACTGGATATATTCAAGGTTGATTTAGCTCGTGACCTTCAGAATCGAATCAATGGAACTCCGGCTTATTATGCTAATGCAATGCTGAAGTATCAACACGGCGATGAGTTGACTATGAATGAAGAAGGGACACAATTCTCTTACCCAACAGTAGATCCAACCAAACGTATCATCACCAAGGTTGCATACTCTGAGAATGAAGAGACTGGCTTTCACGATAAAGAGCTGCTGCTTAAAGTTGCCAAAGGTGAGCCCGGACATTACGAGCGTCTTACAGAAGATGAACTTTTATCTGCAAGAGCGTATCTACGACAAATTGCTTTTGCTGGAACTCACTTTTTAATGGTGAGTCGCAAAGGTGATGTCTTGATTCCCAGAGTAACTGTTTACTATGACGGAGCCATCCCTGTTGAGGATGTCTACAGCAACATCGAAAAAGCACTTAATGATTTTATCGCAAACATTGACTTTAACGGTGTGATTTACGCCCAAAAAGTCATAGATGCTATTCAGACGGCTGAACACGTTGTTGATGTATATGTTGACAATGCAGCCACCGACAAGCAAGGGATTTTTGTAGCTCAATATGATGATGACAATAATCTGATTCCACGCCAAGTCGCTGATGACGGCACAGTTATAACCTACGAGGAGCGTGTGACTCGATATTTTTTACCAAATAGCGGTTATGTAAAAGAAAGCACCGGTCAAGATGAGGAAGCCGGTCTGCCTACTTGGAGGTCGGCTATTGTTCTAAAGGTTGAAGGTGAATGAGATACGCGATCAATTTCGATAAGACAATCAATCAGTTAGTACCTTACTATCTTGGAGGGCGCAAACTGATTCTGTATCTTCAGTCTTGCATTAAACCTCTTCAAGCTGTTAATCAAGCGTTTGTAGAATGGGCTAAAGAAACGAGAATTGAAGCATCAATGACCTCTCAGATATTCAAACTGGAATGGTTCTTGAATCGAAAATTCTCAAAATATTTCGATGACCCCACTCAAAAAATCACGATAAAGAACGGAGAAAAAATAGGCACACCTATATTTAACGAGTCCGCTCAGGATATTTCAAATGCAGACCAATTTGTCATATATAAGGAATCTGAAGGAACAAGCGATACAGCTGTACTTTATCATAGCAATGAATTGACCGAGGGGGCTATGTACAGTTTCCTTGTCAGTTGTCCAAAACTATGGAAAAGTTCGACATCAGGATTGTTGAAAGATGGCATTACTGAGAATGAATTTATCTCGATGCTGACTTATTATATTGACAAATACAGAATCTCAGGAAAAACATACAAAATAACTATCAATAAATGAAAGAGTTTAGCTCACAAACTGGTGGACGCTTTACATACGTTGATGATGTTATCAATCTTCAAGAATTGGCTTTGGCTTTCGGAGCAATTTTTGAAGACTGCGACAATTTCATTGTTTCAGGGTGCGAAGTTTCCGGTAACGCAATTTCTTCCGGTATTGTGTACTTGAATGGGAAACTTCGAGTATTCAATGGAGCTTCAGGAATGACATCGTGGCCTCAGTATATCTATGAAGTCAATGAAACTGAAAATACCCCCTATCAGTCTGGCGGCGAAAAGGTTGGTCGAAATGTATGGAGTTGCGCGATTGGTTCAGTTGTGCCTACAACGCTTACCCCTTTGACCAATAAAATCCCTCAAAGTATTCAGATTACCGCTAATGGCGGTTTGAGAATGAAGGATGCTTGGATTGGTAAGTATGCGCTCCTTTTAGATGCTGCAACACCAAATCAGAAAGTCAAGGGTACTTTATCTGCCGACACATTGTCTGCGCCACAAGTTACGGCGACATCACAGATGAGAGTTGCAACCGCAGCTGGTACAGCCTATGTTTATTATGAAGGATCCAATATGGTATTGGAGTCTTCGGTTAATAATGGCGCAACTAAATATAGGTTGGTGGCGACAAATAGCACCGGTGGCTTTCAGTTAATCAAAAACTCTACCGTGATAGCAACTTTTACAGATTCGCAAATTTCCTTTGCTAAACCGGTTATAGGTAATCAGGCAACATTTGGGTCTGTTCGCACAGTAGGCACTCAAATGTTCAACTCTTCTACAGCAACAGATGAGGGGGAACTTTCGATTAACGTGTTTGGATTAAACGGTGCAAACACATATTATCGTAACACCCATATTGGTAACGGTAAAGGAACAAAACTCCTTAGCATCATAGGTAGAACTGCCGATATATTTCTGTATGGCGCAATGACCTTAAATGCAGCCGCAGAGCATGGCATAACGTTAATCAGCAATAAGCCTAAAACCGATTTGACTCTAAAAAAATTGATTGCGTGGCAAGATTCAAATAAGGTAATTATGGCTCAGTTCGGCTTTACTGACCTTGCCAGCCAGATTTTCGTTTTGTCCAATTCTGTTGGCTCGATTAAGATTCAGGGGTTGGAGTTTGTTGATATAGTCCCGGTCATTAAAGAAAACGGTGTTTTACTTTCAGATAAATATGTGCTGAAGACCGATTATGAGTCTGCAATGGATGAAAAAGTGGACAAAACATCGGTGTACACTCAAGCTCAGGCCAATCAAAAATTCGCCACGTTGACTGGTGGTCTCGCTCAGTTCATCAACAATTCAAAAACGAAAGCTGTCTTATGCGATGAGATTGGAGCTTTGACACCAAACGATTTAGAAGGGTTGCCAACGCTGAAAAATTGTCTGAGCGATATGGCAACTACCGAAGCCTTAAAGAAGCAGATTCGAGATAATATCGGAGCTGCTGGAGCCGGAGATTTTCAGGCAAAACTAAATGATACCGGTTGGGTGAAAATTAGCGGTAATCTCTACGCTCGACAAATTGGCAATATAGTTTCCGTTCAGGGTACATTGTCAACTATTCACAGTGGTACAGTATTTACGCTCCCCAATAATATTGATGCACCTCGATACGCCGTAGGCTATGACGCTGCTATGAAAGATGGTTGTTATTGGAGTTGCCAAATTGAAGGCGGTCAGAAGGCTTGTACAGTTACCCGATGCAACCATCATGGCATGACAGTTCCGATTAGTATAATTTATATGATATAATAAAATGAAGATTCACACTTGTGTACGAGACGCAAAGCGCATGGAATTGAATGAGTTGGAAGCCATCAATCGCAATGTTGTCAGCGTACAGGCAAACATTGTAGAAGATGAAAGCGAACCCTCAGAAGTCAAAGAAGTGGAAACGCCCAAAAAGTCGCGGAAGAAAAAGAAAGAAGAGGACATTTGATGAAACTCGTATAGGCTTTTTCCTGAAACACGAGGCTCCGCTGGAATATGATTTGATTTATAATCAGATGTGTGGCAAAGGAGCTCCAACCGCCGATTTGATTGAGCAAGTTGGGTATTCATCACTCAACCCTCTATTTAAGAAACCGAAATTCAGGAGAGCTTTAATCGAGTATCGTCAACATGGCCTATATTGCGGGAAACCAATAAGTTCTGATGCGAAAACAGAGATGTACTATATTCAGTTACGCAGAGCAGCAAACCGAAAAACAAAGGTGGAGTAAAATAAATCGCTCCACCTTTGACATCTTTTGTAAAAATTTTCATAACTTTGCAATCACAACTGAAACTCGGCATAGTTCCGAGTCCGTATATCTTCCCCTTTTACATACTATTCATTTTCACATGAAAGAATTTTCTGTATCTGTTAGGAAACTGACAGATGAAGAGCTTATGCGCGAAGCGTGTGAGTGTACATTCTTAGGGAAGAGTCATCAGTCGCTCCTTTCTATCTACAAGTCGGAACACTCTCCGGTGAGAACCCAGATGTTCTGGATCAAGCTAAACAACATTCCTCTGTTCATCGCTACACACCTTCTACGACACCATGTCGGGTCTGTTCCCTTTCAGCTAACTTGCCGTGATGACCGTGAGGGTGGAAATCCCGGACTGATTGCCAAAATTGATGCAATCAATGAAAAGCTGGCAATGCTGCTGTCGATGATAAATTCTTCCAACTACGGCACTCCGGAAGAAATTATTCGAGGCATAATAGGTGAGCTCAATTGGCTGAAAGATAATGCAGACCGTTACACACCGGTCAATCTCGGTCTTTGCCTTAATGCTCAGGCTTTGCTTGATATGTCTAAGCTGCGTCTTTGTACAGGGTGCGCACATCACGAAACTGTGATTGTGTTCAGGGCCTTGAAATCCGAAATTGCCAAAGTTGATCCAGAGCTCGCCAAACTGATGGTACGCAAGTGTGTGTACCGGAATGGTTTATGTGGAGAACCACGTTGCTGCGGATTCAACCATACAGCAGCATTCAAGGTGGAGTTGTCGGACTATCTCACATCTTTTTCATTCAAACAAAAAGGAGCATTACATGCGAACAGTAATTAAACGAGATGGCCGCAAAACTGCTTTCGATGCGACGCGCATTGAGCAAGCTGTTATAGCAGCCATGAAGGAGGTGGGCACGATTGATAGCCCATTTGCCACTGATTTGGCTCAGAAAGTAATGAGTCAGTGTCCTGAAGAAATTTCAGTGGAAGATATTCAAGACATAGTTGAAAAAGCACTGATGGATTCTCCGTACAAGGAGGTCGCTCGTGCCTATATCATCTATCGTAATAAGCGCACGAAAGCTCGTGGAGCTAAAACAGCTCAGATAATCGCTGATATTATAGCTACGAAGAAGAACGAGATTACTCGTGAAAATGCCAATATGAACGCCGACACACCGGCTGGCATGATGATGAAGTTTTCCAGTGAAAGTGGTCGCAAATATACGGATGATTATCTGATAAGTGATGAAGCAGAACGTCTCATCGAAGACAACATACTGCACGTTCACGATAAGGACTACTATCCAACCAAATCGCTCACCTGTATTCAGCATCCGATTGACAAGATTCTTGGTGGCGGATTTCAGGCTGGACACGGAGAAAGTCGTCCGGCAAAACGCATAGAAACAGCCAGTATCCTGAGCTGTATATCTATGGAAACGGTACAGAACGAAATGCACGGCGGTCAGGCAATCCCGGCATTTGATTTCTATATGGCCCCGTATGTTCGCACTACATACATAGAAGAAATCAAGAAACTTGAGAAGTACACTGGTGTGGATTTAAGCCGCCTATACAACCGACAGTTCTCAGATTACCTTATTAAACCGTTGGAAGGTCTTGAAGGCGATGAACGTAACGTTCAACACGCAATGAATCAGACCGTAGGCAGAGTACATCAGTCTATGGAGGCTTTCATTCACAATCTGAATACAATCCATTCTCGTGGTGGCAATCAGGTGGTTTTCTCATCTATCAATTATGGCACTGACACTTCTGCTGAAGGGCGTTGCGTAATGCGTGAACTGCTTCTCTCAACTGAACGAGGCGTAGGCAATGGCTCCACTGCAATTTTCCCGATTCAGATATGGAAAAAGAAGCGTGGTGTAAGCTATTTGCCGGAAGACCCCAACTATGACCTCTATCAGTTGGCTTGTCGCGTAACTGCTCGCAGATTCTTCCCCAATTTCCTCAATCTGGACGCTCCCTTTAATCAACATGAAAAATGGAACGCCAATGATCCGGAGCGTTACAAGTATGAAGTAGCGACGATGGGGTGCCGTACTCGTGTGTTTGAAAATCGACACGGTGAAAAGACCTCTATCGCTCGCGGCAATCTCAGTTTCTCAACAATCAATCTTCCCGGTATTGCTCTCAGTGTTCGTAATATCGAGGACAAAGACGAGCGTATCGCGGCTTTCTTTGAAAAGCTGCACTACGCCATGAATGTAATGGCTCAACAGTTGTATGACCGTTATAAATTCCAATCTACGGCATTGGCAAAACAGTTCCCTCTGCTTATGTCAGGTATGTGGGTTGGCTCTGACAAATTGAAACCTACAGATGAAGTGGCTCCCGTTCTGAAACACGGAACACTTGGTATGGGTTTTATCGGTCTGGCAGAATGCTTGATCGCTCTTATCGGTAAGCATCACGGGGAGTCTGATGAAGCTCAGAAACTCGGTTTGCAAATCGTTCAGGCAATGTTTGACCGCGCAAGAGTATTCAGCATCGACAAGGATATGAATTATTCAGTCCTTGCTACCCCGGCTGAAGGATTGTCTGGCAAGTTCACCAAAAAGGACAAGGAAAAATACGGCATTATTTCCGGAGTTACTGATCGTGACTATTATACCAATTCCAATCACGTTCCAGTATATTATCATTGCAGTGCAGCTCACAAGGCTCAAATTGAAGCCCCATATCACGAAAAGACTCGTGGTGGCCATATCTTCTATGTTGAGCTGGATGGTGACGCAACGCATAATGTAGAAGCAGTGATGGATGTGGTGAATCTGATGGACAAATACAACATCGGTTATTGCTCTATCAATCATAATCGCAATCGTTGTCCTTTATGTGGACATGAAGATGCAGACAAAGATGCGACAATATGTCCTATTTGTGGTGCGCCTTACGAGACAATACAACGAATTACCGGCTATCTGGTTGGCACGACAGACCGCTGGAACTCTGCCAAACTTGCAGAACTTCACGACCGTGTAACGCATGGATAAGTTATATGTTGCTAAAGTTGTTAGCTCGACCTCTACCGATGGGGTCGGGCTACGCAACTCTTTATACGTTTCAGGGTGCCACCTGAGATGCGAAGGTTGCCATAATGCAAAATTCTGGTCCATAAAATCGGGTACGGAACGCACCATAAACGATGTGTTTGCAGAACTCAATCAAGATGACTTCAATATTTCTATATTGGGAGGCGAACCTCTTATGCAATATCCGGCGATATTGGAGTTGTGCAAGCTCATCAAAAAGAAAACGAAAAAGACTATTTGGTTGTGGACTGGATATGAGCTTCCATACGTTGAGATATTCTTTGGCGAGCTTCTTGTGTATGTTGATGTTGTCGTTGATGGTCCCTTCCAGAAAGAGAACTATGTTCCTAATCTAAAATGGAGAGGTTCGACCAATCAAAAAAGTATGGCAAATAATACACGATAAATCAAATCATATAATTAACATTGAAGAAATGAAATTATAATTGAGAGTCAATAAGTTATAGTTTAAGTAAATAACTTTGTGAAAATTTTTATTTCAAAAATTTGGATTGTTCAAAAATAAATGCTTAACTTTGCTATCGAAAATGAAACTCGTCATGTAGATGATAAAGCAACGCGGTTCCTTTTCAGTCCACAAACAAGGGACCGATTTAGAAGAGTTTTTAGATTCGGTGGAGAAATTGCCGGAAGGAGATTATGAATATCTCATATACGACAAATTCAAGAATCGCTCTTTGCCTCAGTTGAAGTATCTCTTCGGGGTTGTTTTGAAGACTATTTCTGATGGTCTGCCAAATCACCCTCCAGTAGATGCCCTTTACAGATGGTTCGAGCAAGTGTACGCACCGCTCCACAGCTGTATAATCGAAGGTCAAACGTTTGAGTACGTTGACCTAAAAAACGAAAATTCAGTTGAGATGGATTACGTTATCCAGCGTATTATCCATCATGCCCGCCGAGAGTGGAACATCACAATCCCTGACAGGGAAGTGTTAAAAGCTCCTGAAGCCAGAGAGCTATACACAGATGCTTACGCCGAGGTGTGGAAGTGCATACTACCTACTACATCATCAACTCAACATGAGCAACAATCACGAAGATGACGTAATGCAGAGTTCTGTCTTTGGACTCTTCGCTCAATCACAAGAAACACTGGATGACGCGAAAAGAAAAAGCGCATCCGAGAGCAATGTAAAAACGCAATACTTGCAGCTCAGTAACGATGGTACTTATGCCGTCCGTATTCTACCTTTGGCCCCGGTGATTGGTCCCGATGGTCAGCCGATACTACCTATGCCGCGCAAGGGCTATGAGTACCCTCAGAGAGACATCTTCCTAAAAATCAACGGTGTTGACAAAAAAGGCAAGAAAGTCACCAAAACCATTCCGGTATGCCACACCAGTTTGGTATTTCCCAAACTTGACAACGATCTTATCGACCTCTATGTTCAGTTGGCTTGTGATGCCAATGAAGACGACAAGGACTTCTGTGACAAAATTACCGGCTCGACATACAACGGCGGCTTGAAATACAACTCTAAGCGTTGTATGTATGTCTTTGACATGAACGATCGTGAAAAGGGTCTTCAGATTCTTCAGTTGTCCTATTCTCAGTACAAGGATCTCGAAGACGCAAAACTTCGTCTATGGGGGAAACTCGCTCAGAAGGACGCAAATGCTCTTTGCCCCATTTCATCGCCACTCAACGCATACCCGGTTGAAATCACACGCAAAACTGAGAAAAAGAAGACCAGCTATTCTGTTGGCATTGACGCTTTCAGCGGTGTAGATCAACTCTCTCAGGAAGAATTGCAGATGCTTTTGGACGCACCCCGTCTGCCTGAAGTCCTCTATGTATATCGACGTTTCCATCTTGAAGCCACAGTTGAGTTCCTACGTCAACAGGATGAGCAGTTCGGACTCAACATTATGGAGTCTGATGAAATCAAAGACTGCATTGACCAAATCAAGATGTGCCTCCCCGCTGATGATCAGTCGCATTTCTCATTCGGTTCAGATGATGCCGAGGGCGATGACAGCAAGGGCGGTAAAATGACAATTGACAAACTCTGGGCAATTTACGATGATCTTGAAGAAAAGGGGTTGAACGACCGCTCGGAAGAAGGACAGAACCTCCGCTCACAAATTCGTGAATTTATCGAAGATAACGACCTCGATATTCGCGTTGACCGCAAAAAATCCAACCTCTCAGTTCTTGAAGAAATCCAAGACGCACTGGAAGATGGCGGTAATGATAGCGAATCTGAAGACGAAGCTCCGGCATCCACAACTGAAACAGCCTCCGATGAGACTGACGATGCAGACCTCGACAACGACGATGACAATGATGATGAAGATTCTGGTGACGAATCTGAATCTCCTCGCCGTTCACGAAACGATGACACCAGTGAACCGGCAGCACGTCCGGCACGTCGCACTACTCGTCCCGGTCGCCGTCGTTAATCCTCACTCTATTCATATTTAATAAGCGATGGGGCACACCATTGACAACAGTGTTGTGCCCCATTACACCCCTTATACAACATGAAAAAGCAGAGCATATATGCTTGTATGTTGCTAATCAACGACATACATCTCAGCAAGGACAATATTCCCGAATTTCACAAGAATTGGGATGAGGCTTTGCGTATCTGTAAAGAGCGAGAGATAAATACGATTGTTATCGGCGGTGATTTATGGCAATCCAGAGCAGGGCAGACGCTAAATGTTTTGATGGCTGCAAGAGAAGCAATCATCAAAGCAAAGAACGAAAATGTCTATGTGATCATTGAACCCGGCAATCATTGCAAAGTTGATCCTGAATCAATTCTGAGCTACAATCACATTTTCAGTGAATATCCCAACGTTGATGTGATAGATGATTATGCCGGTTATGATGCCTCAGACGATGTAGTCCTATGGCTAATTGGCTATTTCCCTGAAGACGGCAGTTTTACTCAAAAATTCGAACAGGTTATTGCGAAATTACCAGCTGACAAAAAGAATGTCCTTTATTGTCACGAAGGCATCAACGGTGCGCTCTCTACCGCTTCTGACAAGGAACTGCCCATAAACATTTTCAAAGCATTTGACAAAGTGCTTGTGGGACATTATCACAACCGCGCTGTGATTGCAAACGGACTGATTGAATATATCGGTTCTTCCCGACAGCATAATTTTGGAGAAGACCCAGAAAAGGGTTACACAGTCCTATACTCTGATGGTTCAACCGAATTTATTCAAAATACCGTCAACACTCAGTTTAAGACCATTGAACTTAATGCTGACAATATAGATGATGCGAAAGCATTGTTGGCGCAATCATGTGATGGCAATACCAAAGTGCGCTTAAAGATTGCTTGCACAGCCGAGCAAGCTGCGAGCATTGATAAGAATGCTTTAATTGAGCTTGGCGCAACGAAGGTTGAGGTTGAAGCGGAAACGACTATGAGTCACGCAAAGATTCAAGACCTTAACGCTAAGTTCAATAAAGAAGGGTTGAAAGACGAATATACTCGTTTCTGCATTCAAAAAGAAATCGACAACATAGAAATGGGGTTGCAATACCTCGATAAAATCGAAGGTTTATGTGGCAATTAAAAACAATCTCAGCACAAAATATTTGCGCCTTCAGAGAGCTTGAATATAGTCCTTTGCAGGGTCATACTACCCTAATCTTCGGGAACAACCTTGACAATGACTCTCAGGGATCCAACGGCTCTGGCAAATCCGCGTTGATAGAAGCATTTGCGATTGCTTTAACCGGTGAATCTCTGCGAAAGGTCAATACTGAAGAGATTATCAATGATGCTTTTGATGAGGCTCGGTTGACTTGTGTTCTGGTTAACGATGTGACCAATGATAAGTTTGAAATCGAGCGTACATTCAGCCGTAATGATCCACAGACGATTTCGATTTTATACAATGGTGAAAAAGTCGTCTTGTCCTCTATTTTGGAATACAATCGTCACATTTTGAATGTAATCGGACTGTCCAAAGATGATATATTCTCCAGCTTCATACTGTCAAAACATAAATACTCCTCTTTCCTCAATGCTTCTGACCGCATCAAGAAAGAGCTTATCAATCGTTTCAGCAATGGAAATCTGGTGGATGAATCTATCGGTCATCTGAAGGAAGACATAGAACAGGCAAAAGATGTCGTGTTTGACGCTGAGAAACGAGTTGCCAACAGCGAAGGACGGGTATCTACTATCGTTGACCAAATTGACTCAGCCCACGCTGAAGCGTCTGAACAGGTTCGTAAGCGGGATGAACTGATTACAGCTCATAAAGAGGCTATAAGCAGATTGCGCGGTCAAATCCGTGAAGCCAATCAGTCTATTACTGAACGTGAAAAACGATTGGGTGTTCTGGATGAAATTGTTCGTGTGTTTGAAGATTTGGAAAGCAGCCCAACCGGTATTGAAGAATGCTTCCGAGAAATAATGGCATTGTTCCAACGGCATTCTTTCAGCGGACGGACTATGAAGGATTATCCTAAATATTCCAATGAGTTAAATGACAAGTTGGCTGAATATGAGCAGCGAGTCAAATCTTCTCTTAGCAGTATTGCTGGATATGAAAAGGAAGTAAGCCGTGCTTGCAAAATCTACGAAGAGCTTTTAGAACAGCACGAAAAATTGCAAGCTGAGAATACTCCTATATGCAAGGGACTTCAGGCTGAAATCGACGAAGCCAATAAGATTATCGCAGACTTAACTGCTGAAAATCGTAAAGTTATTGACGATTCCGCAAAATTGCAGAAAGAGATTTCCAGACTTAAAGGACTGTTGGCTGGTACTATCGAATGTCCGGCTTGCCATCATCGTTTCCTTCTTGAATCTGAATATTCTATTGAGCAGTTGCAGCAACAGCTTGATAAGGTTAATAAACGACTGAACAAGAATCACAAAACAGAAGATAACAATGGCGACAAGATTGATGAAGCACACGAAGTGGTTAATCGTAATCGCAAAGAGCTGACCAAAATTGACAAGAACCTTGACGAACTGGCGACATCAATTCGTGACGCTAACATCAAAACCAACAATCTCCGAAAGACACTGGACACTCTTCAGCTTGCCTTGTCTGGAGAGCGCAATCAAGTTTCTCGCCTTCAGGGTCAAATCGCTTCATTGCGCAAAAATTTGTTCGATGATGTGTTTGACATTGTTGATTCTGAAATTCGACAGACTGAGGCTGATATAGATAAGTTCAAGGTAATGGTATCAACTGCGCAAGGAAATATTAGCAGTTATGAAGAAGCCATCAAAAATCTTGAAGATGTATCGACCTCTGATGCGATTGAAAAATTGGAGCAGAAGAAATCAGAATATGAAACTGAATTGCAAGTACATGTGGCCAATCTGGAAAGTGCTAATGCGCAACTTTCCGAATTGATACAGCAAGAGGCTCGATTTGTTGCTTTCAAAACTCACTTAGCCAATTCTAAAATTGAGGCTTTGGGGCAGCTGACAAATGAATTTCTTGAAACTATCGGGAGCGACATTCGTATTGCATTCTCAGGTTACACTATTCTTAAAAGTGGTAAAGTCCGCGATAAGATTTCTATATCGTTGCTGCGAGACGGGATTGATTGCGGTTCATTTGCGAAATTCTCTGCCGGGGAACAATGCCGAGTCAATCTCGCCAGCATCCTCGCACTGCATAAGTTGACTAATGTAAACTGTAATGACGACAAAGGACTCGACCTTCTCATACTTGATGAGATACTGGACGCAACTGATGAAGCCGGTCTTGCCAATATGTTCGATGCCTTGAATGCCCTTCAGATTACTTCGATGGTTGTAAGTCACGGCCAGATAGCTGAGGCTTATCCATATCGACTAACTGTCACAAAACAAAATGGTATTTCAACATTAAATGGAATTGAAGCATGAAAGAACCGCCAAATTGACAAAAGACCAAGTGCTTGGACTTGATATTGCCACTCACACCGGCTATCACTCTGTTCACGGCAGTGGCACTTGGGATTTCACCGAATCCATGAGAAGGAACGGGAACAAGCAGCACAAAGCATTCCGCGATATGCTGATAAGTTTCATCACTGAACATGGTATCTGCCAAATTGTAGCTGAAGATGTTTCAGCCGGAACCTCAGCAGGAGGTTTCAAATCTTCAGTGAAGTTATCAGAATTCAGAGGCATTCTCTTAGAAGTCTGCGACACTTTAGACCTACCGGAGCCAATCTTCATTAACCCCACAACAGTAAAAAAATGGGCGACCGGTAATGGCAAGGCTGATAAGAAGATGATGATAGATTATTGCAAAAGACGCTGGGGCATTGAGCCCTGCGATGACAATGAAGCAGACGCTACTCACATCTTCATGTACTATGTAAGAAAGAACAATATAAACTAATACGACTATGAGTATCACGAGACGTATCAAAAGAGCGCAAGAACGCGACTCTCAGAAACACTTCAACGTGTTTGGCTTAATCCTAATGGGATTCTACGGCTTTCTGGAGCAAACTCCCAAGCCAAGCGACGAAGAAGTTAGAAACGAGTTCATTAAACAAGAGCAACGCTGGAAAAAGTATTGCCAAACCCATAAATTGACAGAAGAAGCATCTCTATTGTTCAACAAAGAGGTGTCTATCTCATGGGAGAAGCGATACGCGAAGCAGCCGACAGAATCGACCACGAACTAAACCCAGAGGTTGCAACTCGCAGAAATGCGTTATTTGATAAGTATATTCGCCCATACTTCAATATGATCTATAAGCTGTGCATCAAGTACAGCGACAGTTCAGAAGATGTCGAAGAGAACTATTCAATAGTTTTGACAACTCTTTTCAGAGGAATAGAGACATACGACCCAAGCCGAGAAATCAAAACTTGGATTCATATCGTGACCAAACGACAAGTGTTCGAGGTCAATCGTAAACGAGCCAAAGAAGATAATCGGGATAGAGACCATGACATTCATGTAGTCTGTGATGACTTACTGGACAATGACGCTCCCAGCGCTAATTGTATGTGTCTTGAAAACTATCGGGAATTGTATAATGATGACATTCTTGCAGCATTGGATTCGATGAAACCAATGTACAAAGAAGCCTTATTGCTGCAAATGGCTGGCTATTCCTTACAAGAGATTGCCGACATCGAATTTGAAAAGGGAAATCTCACATCTCGTAATATTGATACCGTAAAAAGTAGGTTGTTCCTTGCTCGTCAGTACATGAGGGATAAAATCACACGCGATGGCAAACGAAAAACTGATTAAGCAAACAGCTACCGTTTTCACGGAAATCATAAAAAAGTTAGTGGACCCTACCTTCAAGTTTTCAAAAGGTGGGGCCACCACTAAACTTCTACGAACATTTTTAGACCGGTTCGAGAAAGAATTCGGTGCAGTAACCTGTGAACGGTTAGTTGACTTTTGTGTATGTGCCGCTTATAATTTCAGGAACAGAACGCCGCTGCTCTTACAACAAGTTTTTGGGCCGCAGTCTATTCTGAGATTGAAAGAGCAAAAGCGAGGACATAAGTTCTATCAGAATCAATGGCTGGAAACAGTTGGTTTGAGTCGTGACGCTCTTGTCAATCTGATAAAAGATCGCAAAGAACATCCGCAGGCAAAGTTCATTTATGTGCAGTCTGAGGAGTTTACCAAAAAGAGACAACTTAACCAAAAAATCGGATATTTAATCTGTCAGGCATCTACATTGGGCTGGAGTCCGTTATCAGATGCTTGTAGCAATTGCTCTTTTGTCGCTGAGTGCCAGAAGGAAACAGAACGCAAATATCCGGAGATTTTCAGATTACGCATCGAAAATGGCAGCTCAAAGAGAGAATAATTTATTGACTGAAGAGTTCTTGGAAGACCTCTATTACACTTGCATGAATAATGACTATATTCTTGCGCTTGTAGTAGAGCATCTTGAACCAAAGCTATTGCCTGACAGAGAGTTTCAGACACTCCATAAGGCAATGAGGGATTACTATAAGAAAACCAAACGCATACCGTCGTTCAGTGTCTTAAAGCAATCCATCGCAAAACACCGTGCAGCCGTAGAGTTACTGGATAGAATTGACACTTCGGCTTATATCATCGAGGTTGATGATGCCCTCACTCAGCTTGAGACTTATATCAAGCAAGTAAAATTTCAACAAGCATACAAGGAAGTTGGCGAGCTTTATAATAAAGCTGGTTTTGAAGAAGCAGACAAACGACTGCAAGCATATCAGGAATGGGCTAATAATTTCAGCCTTATTTCTGCTGAGTTTGTTGATGTGGTTGGCTCGTTTTCTACCCGTTTTAAGGCTAACCGACAGAAACACAATAGCGCGTCCAAGCGTACCCCGATTACCCGATTCTACATAGATGAATTGGATTCTCGCAACAATGGCCGCAATCTGCGCGGACAGCTCTCTTGCTTTTTGGCTCCTTCCGGAGTCGGTAAGAGCCATATCGCCAGATGGATTGGAAAGAATGCCTGTCAGATTGACGGGTTGAATGTTCTCCACATCCAGCTCGAAGGCAGTGAAGCTGAAGTCGTAGATGCTTACGCCGCATCATTGGTTTCTTGCAGTTCGTTCAAATACGAGACAGGAACGCTGAGAGATAGCGAAGTGGCTCAAATGGAAGAAATGCTGAAAAGTGTTTCCGGTCGTCTTCATGTGAAATCCTATCCTAAGTTCAACGCTCAGGTTTCAACCATTGATATATATAATGCCATACAAGACTACAAGAAACGCTACAACTGTCAGCCCGATGTCGTAATCATTGACTCAATGGATCTTCTTACAGATTCTTCCGGTCAGCATTATACTGAGAAGGGAGAGCGACTGAAGCGTATCAAGGTAGCCAATGACCTGAAGGATTTGGCTTCAGATGAAAATGTGTGGATGGTTGTAACCTATCAGTCAACCATCGAAAATCAGGAATGGCTAAACGATGAAAAGAATGTTTTGACCGCATACAATACATCTGAAGCAAAGGGCTTGTGCCGCCCTCTCACGCATCTTATCACGCTCAACCAATCTTCTCGTGAGGAAAAAGAAAATACCATGCGCATACATATTGCCAAGAGCCGATTCTTCAAAAAGGGAGAGCCGTTCAAGATAGCGACAGACTATGAGCATGAGACATTCTATGACCGTCAACGGACGATGAATATCAACAAACTTACCGCGTAACCCATGTATCTAAATCGAGAGGAACGAGAATATATAGTGCGAGAACTCACTCAGGAACTTCACGCACATTTAGATGGCAGCCGGAAGAACCTTTTGGTTCCAGTCTGTCCGGTATGCGGAAAGGGCGGTTCAAAATTTGGTATATATATTGGGCCTGACACTGAAAAGAAGCGCACATTCATGTCTCATTGCTTCAAATGTGGGGCTACGACCAAGACCCTTGACCAATTATTAGATTTGATTGGGCGCAGTGACTTAAAGATAGAAGAACGTGCTTCTTTTGAACCACTGGACATTCCTACATTCTATCAATTGGAAGAAGAAGAAATCGACGATGAGCTCACTGTCATAGATATGCCTGAAGGGTGGAAACGGTGCTATCGTAATTCTTACCTGAAAAGCCGAGGCTTTGAGGCTGATGATTACGAATATTTTCCAGTTGGCACCACTCGCGGTTTGAATTTCAAATTCGATGAATATGTGGTCTTCCCGATTATAGATGAAGGTGACATTGTGGGCTATGTATCTCGTCACACATGGTCAAAAGATGAACTGGACGCTTACAATGATAAAGCTCGTTGGGCTGGAAAGTACGAAAAAAGACGATACAACAATAGTCAAGAAAACGATTTTGTCAAGCTGCTCTACAATTACGATGCTGTAGTAGAAGATGAAACCGACACCGTAATACTTTGCGAAGGCATTTTTGACGTTATCGCTCTTACTCGCAAACTGGACTTATATGATAATCACCGTATAGTCCCTGTAGCGACATTCGGAAAGAAAATATCTCAGACACAAATATATAAACTGCAATCCAAAGGAGTGCGATCAATTGTCATCGGTTATGATACAGATGCAAGAGAAGCAATCCTGAAAGCCGCAGAAAATGTCAAGGATTACTTTGATGATTGTTTCATCGCCAATTTGCAAGGCAATGGCAAAGATTGGGATGAAATGGACTTTTGGGAAATCTACGATACATTTTCAGTCGGACTAATGACACCACGAGAATATAAACTAAAAACTGTTCAGATATGAATGAGCTTATTGAATGGCTGGAAAGGAACAAAATCCAGTACAACATCATAGATGAAGAAGTAATTGAAATTCCCGGAATGGGGCAACTATTCTTTGAGGACACTGAGAAAATCAATTCTATCTTCAGATTGAATCCTGACGGAGAACTGATATTCAACAGTGTGGAAGAACCTCATGTGCTTATGAATGAGGGTATCAACTTCATAGTTTTCAAATTTGGCGATAACTGGTACTATACCGATTTGCGTAAAGATTTTGCTCTCAATATTCTCAAATATGTTGGAGAGAGACAGAAGCCTATACATAATGTCGAATTTGTCAATCTGGGTGTGCATACCCCTTACGAATTGCTGAACGGTAGCTTTATGCCTAAAGAATGGGTGAAGAAAGCACAGTATCTTGGTCATAAGGCTCTGGGAGTATGCGACAAGAATACTATGGCTTCTTTATATGCTTTCCAGCGTGATTGTGAAGCTGCGGGTATCAATCCAGTATTCGGATATTCGCTTACAGTGAACGATGGCGTGACTACATTTGGCGGCAAAGTATTCGTTCAGTCACAGAAAGGATTGCGTAATTTGCTCCGGATTCAGAAAGCGATTATGGTAGACAGCGATGACAAAACAATCTACATTGAAGAACTACTGAACCACGCTGAAGGCAATGTGTTTGTATTTGATAAATATTCTACTGAATGGATTGACGACAACCTTTCAGAATGGGTTCCTGATTTTCTTCAATCTTTCGACAAGGTATTTTATCAGGTTGACCTTTCAGAATACAAAGCAGAGCGTATTGATATAAGGGTTCTGGAAAGCACTAAAGCATATTTTCACAATGTAGAAATTGTCAGTGTCATTAAGCCTATTCTTTTGTCTGATTGCTACTATCTGGACAAAGATGACGCAAAGAATAAGATAATACTCAACAAGGTTGCTGAAGGAACTGCGCATGAACAGTCGGATGACCAGTATTTCAAAGATGTAGATGAACACTATGCTTGGTTTGAGAAACTGTTTGATGCAGAACGATATGATATTCCGGCACTGTTTGCTGAATGTTGCGAGAATACAATCAAGGTGGCCAACGATGCTGTAGCTCGTTTCGACAATACACGAAACTATATGCCCAAGTACGATATGACTGATGAGGAGAAAGCCAAATATGGAACTACTCACAATATGTTCAATCAACTGCTTGAAGAGGGGCTGCAACGCCTTGTGCCACCTGAAAAACAGGAGCAGTATCGTAAACAGATGGAGTATGAAAAGTATATCATTGAATCTACCAATAATGTTGACTATTTGCTGGTTCAGTATGATACTGTCAACTTCTGTAGGAGCAATGGTATCTTGGTCGGATGTGGGCGTGGTTCTGCCGCCGGTTCACTGTTGCTTTATCTGTTAGGCATTACTTTAATCGACCCAATCAAATATGACTTGATTTTTGAGCGTTTTCTTCTCCCGGAACGAGCCGGTCTATATCCGGCTCAGACCACAATCATTGGAGAAGATATAGACTCTACAAAATATGTGGAGGTCGAGCTTGAAGGGTCGCATAAACTCTTGATTGATGTTGACGCTCAGTTAATTGTCAAGAGAAAAAATGAAGATGAACCGATTATCGTTTACGCCGATGAGCTTCAAGAGGGTGACGATATTATGTTCGATAACAAAGATGAACTATTCACTATCAACGAAATATAAACAATGAGCCAAATCACTATCACTGATGATATGAAGAAAGCTGTCGAATTGATTGAATCAACAAATCAGCATATCTTCATTACAGGAAAAGCTGGAACTGGCAAGACAACCTTTCTATGGCATATTGTTCGCAATATCAACAAGAAGTTTGTCGTTTCAGCCTCCACCGGCATTGCGGCAATTAACGCTGGCGGTGTCACTCTGCATAGTCTGATGCGCATACCATTGGGTGTTGTCAGTCCAGACGCGCCAATTAAAGGAATGTTGCCGAAAGACAAATTCATACTCTTGAATGAGATTGATGCCATTATCATAGACGAAATCAGTATGGTTCGCCCTGATGTACTGGACTTCGTAGATAAGCGTTTGCGCCAAGTAAGGGGTTCGGAACAGCCTTTTGGCGGTCTTCAGGTCATTATGTTTGGAGATCTATACCAACTTCCTCCAGTAGTCAAGAACGATGAAGCAAAAATTCTCGAAACTTTCTATGATGGATTCTATTTCTTTAATGCACTTGTATTTAAGGAGATAGGCTTCAATATAGTTGAGCTGAATCACATCTTCCGACAGTCAGACCCTCGTTTTATCGAGATTCTGAACAACATTCGGTCTTATAATGTCACTGAAGATGACATTGAAGACCTTGGCTCGTTGCGTAGCAAATATATGAGCGAGCAATACAACACTAATGCCATTCATATCTGCACTCATAGAAGAGATGTGGAGCGCATCAATAATTCGTTGCTGGGAGAAGCTACTCATACATTCACAGCAAAGATTGACAAAGATTTTAATATCGGCCATGCACCATGCGATCAAGAATTAAAGCTCAGGGTTGGCGCACGAGTAATGACACTAATCAATAATCGCACTCAGGGCTATTTTAATGGCTCTCTTGGCGTAGTTGATGAAATAACTGAAGATAAGATTAAAGTGACCTTAGACAATGGCTGTGAGGCTATAATTGAACGTTTCACATGGGAGTCTTGCGACTATGCTCTTGAAAATGGGAAAGTCGTTAAAAAGGTCAAAGGTACCTGCACCCAGTTCCCTCTCACATTGGCATGGGCCATCACCATTCACAAGAGTCAAGGGCTGACATTCAACAACATCGTGATTCATACAAAAGGAGTTTTTTGTCCGGGTCAAATCTATGTTGCCCTCAGTCGCTGTACCTCGATGGAAGGTGTTATCTCGGACTCTTTTATCAGTCAACGACATATTTTGCCGGATAAAGAACTGATGGCTTTTGAGAATGCCTACAAACAGACCAATTACTACTTCAGTAATGAAACCCGTAAACTGATGACAATATGAAAGTTATCAAAGTAAAACAGCATACAACCGCAACCCCTAAGGCAGTTATTGATTGCTTTGTAGACAATGGCTACCTTCAGGGCCCCGGTGGATCATTGCCTGATGTGGATAACGACTTCCAAAGCGACCGCCGACAGGAAGTAAAAGAGTATATTGAGAGACGCTACAATCTCAATGGTAAGCAGCGAGTCTTTTCAGCAGGTACTCTAACCACCTTGAAAGTGAAGGCGGTAATCAAAGACGTGGCCCGCACAATGAAAATTCCACCTTCGTTGGTGAACTATCTGACAGCCATTTTTGATGATGACAAATGTGATTATACCGGCATTTTCAAACTTGCTGCACAGAACAAAAAGATTGCCAAATTCATTCACGATTACCCACAGCTTTTTGAGGATATTCGCACACTGATGTTCCAACCTCGTTCCAGTTCAATTCACGCCTCTGCATTGCTTGTCACACCGGACAAAATGGATGATGAGGATATGGAATGCTTTGACTTCACCCCAATCAAAAAGGTGGACGGAATGCTGGTGTCTGAATTTGACGGCTATCAGCTTGATGAGTGCGGTCTATTGAAGAATGACTGTCTTGCTACCAAGGAACTTTCCAAACTTCAGCAGACAATGAATCTGTGCAATGAGCAATATGGGACAAATCTTAGTCTGGACGTGTTGGCTACAAGTGCTTGCGATGAACCACGAGTATATGAGCTCTTGAGCGCCGGTTACACTCAGAATGTCTTTCAGCTTGCGTCTCGCGGTATGACAAAGTTCATCAAAGAGATGCAGCCAACTTGTATCAATGACATTATCGCGGCCAACGCTCTATTCCGTCCAGCTACTCTGGAAAACGGTTCCACAACCGACTATGTTGACTGTAAACGAGGTGATAGAGCTCCAGTGTATCTTTGGGGTACATACGACGCCCTAAAAGACACCTATGGTCTGATAACATACCAAGAGCAAGTGGTCTTCATTGCTCGTGAAGTTGGAGGGTTCAGTCTGGGCGACGGCGTTAAACTGGTGAAATTCATCTCGAAGAAAAAGATGGATAAAATTCAAGCCATGAAAGAAAAATTCATGGTCGGAGCCAAGAAAAACGGCTGTCCGCTGGAAGACGCTCAGGCAATTTGGCAACAGATTGAAGCATGTGGATCTTACCTTTTTAATAAGAGTCACGCGACCGCATACGCAGTGACCTCTTATGTAGGAGCCTATTTGAAAGCGAAATATCCGACTGCATTTTATACGGTAGCCCTTCAGTGGGCTGATGACGATGAGTTGATTCCTCTGATGAGTGAAATGGAAGCGTGTAGTAACGCTAAGGTTGTCGCTCCGGATATTAACCATAGTCAGGCATCCTTCTACACAGACTTTAAGACTGACGAGATATTCTGGTCGCTTACCAGCATTAAGATGTTGGGCGTTAAAGCAGTGGATTGGATTATCAATGAGCGCAACAAAAATGGAGAGTTCACCAGCATACATAACTTCATCGACCGCATCTTCAAATACAAGCTCAAGAAATATCAGTATTGGAATGATCCTGACAATGAAGATGAAGCACAACGTTGTCCGGTGAATGCGCGACATGTACGCAATCTAATCTTAGCAGGATGCTTCGATAAGGTAGAACACGCATATTCTGTTGTTGAAAGATACGCTATTCTTGAAAAAGCAGCCGAGCAGTTGGGGTTCAGCATCGAAGAAAAGGACTTTCCTTCAGACCTTATTGGCAAACATTATTTCTGGAGCCAACAGCAGATTAAGGTATCAGGAATAGGAGCGATAGATTATCGTAGAATCTATGACAATTCAACGGTCAAGCCTGAAATCAAAGGCCGATGCGCATATCTCAGTCTTAAAGAAGTGTTCGATGATGAAAACGATGGTCGGCGTGTGGCTATTTCTGCAACAGTCGCTGAATATGAGGAAAAGAAACTCAACAGCAAGCGAACAGGAAAGACTGAGCCATACTGTAAGCTCCTCCTTCAGCAAAACAATGACCTTTGTGAGTGCATAGTCTGGCCGGAAGAATACGCTAAGTTCAGAGTAATGCTGATGAATGCAAAGAACAAATTGATTGTGTTCTCAGGTGTGGTCAAATATAGCGATTTCACCGGCAAGAACAATATCTGGTTTTCACGCAGTTCAAAAATGGAAATCTTATGAAACCAATAATCATAGCTTTGGTAGGAGCGTCCGGTAGTGGAAAGACCACACTCTCGCTCCACCTTCAGGAGCATAACGGAATCCCAGCCGTCTGTTCATATACAACTCGCCCCATGCGAGAGGGAGAAATCAACGGAAGAGACCATTGGTTTGTCGGCTCTGATTTCAAAATCCCGGAGAATCCTTTAGCGTACACATTCTTTGGCGGTCATCATTACTGGACTTCCCCTGCTCAGATAAATTCAAAAATTACATCGTATGTAATTGATGAAAAAGGTCTGATAGAACTCAAAAACAAATGGGGTGACAAGTATGAAATTTTGTCAATCTATATTGAACGCTCCAATTTGAATGGCATTGCTGAAGACAGAAAACATCGAGACTTGGAAAGAGTGTCAATCGACCTTGATCTCTACGACATTGTACTTCATAATGACAGCGATATAACTTCATTTTTATCAACCGCAGTCTCAACGATTGCATCATACATATACTGATATGGCAGCACCTAAAGAAACAACACCCTATATTGTCGGCCTCGTGCTCGACTTTGAAACCGGAGGAATACCCAAAAAAGACCTCACAGTAGCACAGATCGGTATCACTCAGATTGCGCTTCACGCAATCCGTCTTGACACATTTGAGAAAATCGACTCATTCGTTAAGTATGTCTACCCCTATGAGCAGAGGGCTGTGAAAGCTCTGACTCCAAAACGCAAAACTCTCAAGAGTAAATATGACATAGAAGCACCAACAGAAATGGTGTATGGCGAAGAAGCACTGGAATTCACAGCCATCACAATGGATATGCTCAGAGAAAAAGGTGTGGACATCAACGAATTGGCGCAAGACGTTCTCAAATTCATCGAAAGAGTCACGGCACCGAAAACTCCACGCAATATGAAGCCCATCATCATAGGGCAAAACATAACCTTTGATGAAGGTTTCCTAATCCAAATGTTTGAGTTCACCGGTCTTCTGAAAGAATTGATGAAATTGGTGCGCGGTTGGGTTGACTTTTACGGTAATTGGCACCCTCAAATGATGGACACCTTGCATCTTGGACAGCTGGCACTGTGCCACAATCCCAACATCACCTCATACAGCCTCGGTATCATGTGTGAGAATCTTGGCATTGAGCTGGACGATGCTCACGATGCTGACGCTGATGTGACTGCCACTACTAATGTCGTTGCCATCCTTACTCAGCGTATGCGTAGTGTGGGCGGCTCGATAGAAGACACCGGTGGTATTCAGATGAATAAAGCAGAAAAATCACGCAAACACTTCAAGATATGATGCCAGAAAATCCAACACAAAACGAAAACTTGACACCGGTTGAAGAGCCGGTTGTCAAGTTCCGGAGCATCTTGGACAGAGATGTGTACAAGGTTGTCAGTGAAAACAATAAAGACATTACACTTATAGAAATCACCGGTTACGACCTTCAGATTAACTTTAATATGGAGTACCTGAAAAGTCTCCAAGACGTTAATGCCGCCGCTGAAGCCATTGGCACAATGTTTAGAGATATTATCTTGGATAAACTTCTCGAATACAAACAAAAGCCTTGATAGCTAACTATTCCTAATAAACAAAACCCTCGACCACCAATCGAGGGTTTCAATTAGGAATTTCAATGGATAACAAACAATTAACTGAACAAGAGGTGCTATTTTGCGAGCTGTTTGTGAACGGCACGGCACCTTACGCCGGTAATGCAGCCAAATGTTATTCAGAGGTATATAAAGAGAATGGCCCGCGTATTCGCCATTATGCCAAGAAAATGCTTGTGCGAGAAGACATTCAGGCTTACATAAAGGAACTGGAAGATATGAGCGCAGAAGAGGCTGGCGATATGAAACGGTATCTTACTCAGAACCTTATGAAAATTTTAGAAGAGACTTCAACGGCACAATTCAGGGATAGACGAGGCACTTTGCTATCTCCAGCCCCATTGCGAAGTGTGGCTGTCAGTGCGGCTAAGGCTTTGATGGATATGTACTCCGTCAAAGAAGCCCAGACAACCAATTTGAATATTGAAGGTGGTGGCGAAGGCGGGATTACATTCAACGTCATCGTGCCGGAATCAAAGACAGAAACCGAATCCAATAATAAGAAATGATTGAAATTATTGTCACCGCCGCTGTCAGTTTGATTACTGGTGCTGGCGGTATGCTTTTGTTTTTCCCACAAGTCCGTAAATCTAAAATAATAGAGAATGAAGCCAAGCAATCTGAGGAATGGAAGAAACTCTATGATGAAGAACGCAAAATGGCTGCTGAAGAAAGAAAAGAGTGGGAATCAGAACGTAATCGGCTAAATGACAAGATAGATGAGTTGTTTATCCAGATTACCAAGCACCGTGATGAAAAGGCAGAGATTACTAAAACCAATACTGCACTCGAAGTTGAAAATACTCGTTTGTGTATGTTGAAATGCGAAGTTGTCAATTGCCCGAATCGTAAACCACCAACAGGGTACTAATATGAAAATAAACGACAAGGTGACTATTATTCCTTCTGTCACACTAACTGAAGCTAAACTGGAAGACCTGATTGGTCGAGAAGGAAACGTAGTTGAAATATGCTACCGAAAGGACGGGACTATTCGTGGAGCATGGGTGTCTCTTATTGGAGAGCCGTATCAAGGAGAACAGGAATGGTATATTCCGAGTAATTCATTTATGGAATGACAACAATCAAGCTGGGGAGTAGCGGCCCTTCCGTCAAACTGCTTCAGACCAGACTTGGCATTACTGCTGACGGTGTATTCGGCACGGCTACTGACAAAGCGGTTCGCAATTACCAGAAAGAACACGGATTAACAGTTGATGGCATAGTAGGAGCACATACTTGGGAAACTCTTGGAGTAACTTCCGGTGTTCGGCTTATCAACGAAATAATTATCCATTGTTCAGCTACTAAAGAAGGTGTGCCTTATACAGCGGACCAAATAAATGCAGCTCACAAGGCTCGTAGGTTCTCTGCATACCAAGACAGCTTGGGCACGACTCGCTACATTGGCTATCATTATATCATTCATCAGGACGGCACTGTTGAGGCTTGCAGACCTGAAAGCAAGATTGGATGTCACGCTTCGGGTCACAATTCCAATTCTATAGGTATCTGTTATATCGGAGGTCTTGACGCTCGTGATACTAACGGCAGAATGATTAAGGACACTCGAACTGCACAACAGAAAGAGAGCCTAATCAAACTCCTGAAGCAGCTCATATCGCGTTATCCAACAATCAAGCGCATCATTGGACACCGCGACACATCTCCGGATTTGAATGGGAACGGTATAATTGACCCATACGAATATATCAAAGGGTGTCCGTGTTTCAATGCTATACCGGAATATAAAGATTTGCTATGAAAAAGTTACCATATATTATTGTTGTCTTACTCGCTCTTTTGATAGGGTTCGCCGGTGGTCGGCTCGGATATTCCAGATCATCGCCTCCTGAAAATGACACAATTATATTTCGAGATACAATCGTTGATACCATTACATACAAACAGCCAATGCCGGTTGACAGCGTAGTATTGCGGTATGTGCCTGTAAAGTTGCCGGTAGCCGATACTGTCTATACACAAGGCTCTGACATCATCAAAGTCGATAGTGTATATGTAGAAGTTCCGATACAACAGAAGGAATATAAAGACAGCACATATCACGCATGGGTAAGCGGATTCAATGTGAGTTTAGACAGTATTGATATTTTTGAGAGAACAGTCAAAATTACGCAACATATCCGTGAACCTCCCAAACGATGGGGTCTTGGTCTACACGTCGGGGCTGGATATTATGGGACTGGTAATAAAATTGGTCCGTACATTGGAATTGGAATCAGTTATAATATACTCACTTGGTGAAACAACAGTGCCAGCATCTGCACATGCAGCAGACTGAGCACTATAATAAGGAAGCGGTGGAGAATATCTTTTATGGTATTCTCCACATTCTTTTAGAACTATATCAATGAGACAAATGTTAATATTACAAAGAACATCAAAATTAAGAACACAAATACTTGCGACTTCAGGATTTTAGTCGTAACTTTGTGGCGGAATAATCACCGACAATTACAATGGCAAGACCTATTAGAAATACTCCAGCTCTTTATGGCAAGGATGCAGAACGTTTTCTTGCCGACATATCAGTGCTCCCCACTCCAGAAGAACGAAAGCGTGAACGTCAGCGTATTAAGCGCAGTGTTAATGATTTCATGGCTTTAGTTGCACAACACCGTGGTGAGGCTTAATGGATTTATTCAACCCGTTTACGAGGCTTAATCCGGATTTTACTGTTCCTCAGTTTGATTGCGGTGATGATGATTTGAATGAATTTTTCGCCAAAGATGCAGCAAATTGGCAAAAAGATCTTCTGACCGTTACATATTACTTATTATTAAATGACGGGGTTGCTTTATATTTCAGCCTTGCCAATGATAAAATTACGGCTGAAACATTGCCGAAAAATTTTTGGCGAAAGATAAAAAGCAAATTCCCTCATCAAAAACATCGCGGTGACTATCCGGCAGTTAAAATAGGTCGTTTTGCCGTAGCTACGACATATCGCCGTCAACCTGAGCATTGGGGAAGTAAAGCTATGGATTTTATAAAAAATTGGATGGTAACAGAGAATAAAACCGGATGCTGCTTCCTTACCGTTGACGCATATCCATCAGCCGTACCATTTTATCAAAAGAATGGATTTAAGTTTCTTGGATCTCCGGAAGAAAAAATTTATAATGATTTCCTCAAAGATCAAAGTCGAAAAGAAACCGTGGCGATGTATTTCTTCTTAAAGTCAATAATCGAGTAAATATATCCGATACAGAATGAAACAGGAAAGGACTAAACCAAATCAAGACAAAATGACGATTAGCAAGAATCTAAATTCTGCTTGTCCTTCCATAAAGCTGAAAGGGGTTACGGCTGAAGACTGTCGGAAACTACGAATACCGTCATACTCATACATACTCCCTTAACCTCTCTTTAGGCACTACACATATAAACCGCCTGAGCCTCACGGTTCGGGCTTTTCTTTTGTAGATAATCGGCAAAATCTCAAACCCATCAAATCCGACCTGACTATTCTTTACAAAAACAACATAAGAACAGTTATGGAACTACACGTTAAAGATCGCCTTTATTTCCCTCAGCTACTCCCACAGCAAAACACCTTTATAGAATACGCCATGAAGCGTAACATTATGAAGAAGGTGGGACTGACAGCTGAAGACCAGAAGAAATTTGAAATCAAAGAAAACGAAGATGGCAAGGGCATCGTCTGGAATATCGAAAAGGACATCGCCCAACCACATACTGTAGAATTCACTCCAGAAGAACTGGAATATATCAAGAAAGGCTGCGAAGCTCTTGCCGAACAGCCTTGTCCGGATGATTTTTGGGCTCTCGTAGAACGTATCTACGACGCACTTCCGAAAAAGTGATTCATGCTCTATAAATGTTGGCTCCCTTCCCGGTTGATTCCGAGAAGGGAGTTTTTTCGTCAGTATGCGGC